TCGGGCACGCTGGTGACCATCATCGGCCTGATGCCGGTCGGCTTCGCCGCCTCCGCCGCCGGCGAATATGCCGGCAACATCTTCTGGGTGGTCGGCTTCGCGCTGATCGTCTCGTGGATCGTCGCCGTAGTGTTCACGCCCTATCTGGGCGTCAAGATGCTGCCGGCGATCACGCCGGTCGAGGGCGGCCACCAGGCGATCTACGACACGCCGAACTATCGGCGCCTGCGCGCGGTCATCCAGTTCACCGTGCGCCATAAATTCATCACCTGCGCGGTGGTGGGCGTCGCCATGGCCCTCTCGGTGATGGGCATGGGAGCGGTCAAGCAGCAGTTCTTCCCGACCTCGGATCGTCCCGAGGTGCTGGTCGAAGTGCGTATGCCGGAAGGCACCAGCATCGAGACCACGGCGGCGGCGGTGGAAAAGGTCGAGCGCTGGCTGAGGGAGCGCCCCGAGGCCAAGATCGTCACCAGCTATATCGGCCAGGGCGCGCCGCGCTTCTTCTTCGCCATGGCGCCGGAACTGCCCGATCCCGCCTTCGCCAAGATCGTGGTGCTGACGCGCGATGCCGAGGCGCGCGAGGCGCTGAAGCATGAGCTCCGCGCCGCCATCGCCGAGGGTCTCGTTCCCGAGGCCTTCGTCCGGGTCACCCAGCTCGTCTTCGGGCCCTATACGCCGTTCCCGGTCGAGTTCCGCATCATGGGCCCCGACCCGGCGGAGCTGTACCGCATCTCCGAGCAGGCGCTCACCCTGATGAACGGCGTGCCGGACGTGCGGCAGGCCAACCGCGACTGGGGCAACCGCGCGCCCGTGCTCCGCTTCGTTCCGGACCAGGACCGGCTCAACCTAATCGGCCTCTCGCCCACCGAGGCCGCCCAGCAGATGCAGCTGCTGCTGACCGGCCTTACCGTGACGCAGGTGCGCGAGAACATCCGCAACGTGCCGGTGGTGGCGCGCAGCGCCGGCGACCATCGGCTCGATCCGTCCCGCCTGGCGGACTTCTCGCTGATGAGCCGCAACGGGCGCCAGGTTCCGCTCGACCAGGTCGGCCACTCCGAGATCCGTTTCGAAGAGCCGATCCTCAAGCGCCGCGACCGCACGCCGGTCGTCACCGTCCGCGCCGATGTCAACGAAGCAACGCAGCCGCCGGAGGTCTCCCAACAGGTGATGCAGGCGCTGCAGCCGCTGATCGCCTCGCTGCCCGTCGGCTACCGCATCGAGATGGCCGGCAATATCGAGGAGTCCCTCAAGGCCAATATCGCGCTGGTCAAGATCTTCCCCCTGATGATCGCCGCCATGCTCATCGTCATCATCCTGCAGGTTCGCAGCCTCTCGACCATGACCATGGTGATGATGACGGCGCCGCTCGGCCTCGCCGGCGTGGTGCCGACCTTGCTGCTGTTCAACCAGCCCTTCGGCTTCAACGCCATTCTCGGGCTTATCGGGCTGGCCGGCATCCTGATGCGCAACACCCTGATCCTGACCGAGCAGATCAAGGAGAACAAGGCCGCGGGGCTCGACGATTATCACGCCGTCATCGAGGCGACCGTCCAGCGGACGCGGCCGGTGATCCTGACCGCGCTGGCGGCGGTGCTCGCCTTCATTCCCCTCACGCACTCGGTGTTCTGGGGCTCGATGGCCTACACGCTGATCGGCGGCACCGCCGTCGGCACGGTGCTGATCCTGCTGTTCCTGCCCGCCCTCTACGCCGCCTGGTTCCGCATCAAGGCCACGCCCGATCAGGTGCACGCGGACGTCGCGCGCAGTCCCGCAGCGCATCCGGCCATGGCCGCCGAATGAGAGCCTTCAACCGCTCTCATCTCAAAGCAATGAACAAAGGAACGATCATGTCGACCGCGAAAATCGTGCTCATCACCGGGGTCTCATCCGGCATCGGCCGTGCCACCGCGCTGAAATTCGCGGAAGCGGGATGCCGCGTCTATGGCACCGTGCGCAATCTGACAAAAGCTCAAGCGCTTCCCGGCGTGACGCTCGTCGAGATGGATGTCCGTGACGAGACATCGATTGATCGCGGCATTCAGACCATCATCGCGCAGGACAAGCGTATCGATGTCTTGGTCAACAGCGCGGGGGTGACCCTGCTCGGCGCCACAGAGGAGACGTCGATCGATGAAGCCCAAACGCTGTTCGACACCAATCTCTTCGGCCTTCTGCGTATGATAAAGGCCGTTCTGCCGCATATGCGCGAGGCACGCTCCGGCCGCATCGTCAATGTCAGCTCGGTGTTGGGCTTTCTGCCTGCGCCCTATATGGCGCTTTATGCGGCGTCCAAACACGCTGTCGAGGGTCTGTCCGAAAGCCTCGATCACGAGGTCCGCCAGTTCGGTATCCGCGTGGCGCTGGTCGAACCGTCCTTCACCAAGACCAACCTCGATCTGAACGCGCCGCAGGCGGCCTCCATCATTATCGCTTATGGAAAGGAGCGCGACATCGTCTCCCGGGCAGTCCAGAAGAACGTTCAGAAGGCGCCCGAACCCGACGCGGTCGCCGCCACGATCGTGCGCGCCGCGCTGGGCAGATGGAAGATGCGCCATACGCCGAAGGGAGAGGCGTCCCTCCTCTCCAAACTCCGCCGCTTCATGCCGGCGGGGCCCGTGGAGAAGGGGCTGAGGAAGACGTTCGGCCTAGGATGAAGGGTGCTTATCTGAGGTCCTTGGTCTCGGCCAGCACGAGCCGCGCACCGGCCAATTCCTAGGTCGTGAGCGCGTCGGCGCCGGTGGCGATCACCAGATCGCCCAGCTGCTGCACCTTGCTGCTCCTGAGCTCTCGCGCCTTTCTTGAGCGCCTCCAGCCGCGTGTCGAAGTCCCGTGGCTTGTGCATTGTCATCTCCATCAGCAGTCGATGGAGGGATGATAGTTGAGCGTGTGGCAGATGGCTGTAATGTTGCCGGGACAGACTGGGATGGGCTCGTCGCTCCCGAGATTTTTTCGAGGGAGGGCGCGCTTATACGTCTTTCCGACATGCGCTTTGCCGTGCTCATGTTTGGATCGCGATGGCGATCTATTATCATCACGTCAAGGTCATCGGCCGCAAGGCCGGCTCCAGTGCGGTGGCGTCCGCGGCCTACCGCTCGGCCTCAAGGCTGCGCGACGCGCGCATCGATCGCGTTCAGGACTTCTCCGGCAATCGCGGCGTCGTGCATTCCGAGGTTCTGCTGCCCGACGGCGCGCCTGAGATGTGGAGCGACCGCGAGCGGCTGTGGAACGATATCGAGGCCTTCGAACTGCGGAAGGACGCGCGGCTCGCCCGCGAGGTCGAGTTCACCCTGCCGCGGGAGATGAGCCAGGCGCAGGGGATCGCGCTGGCCCGCGACTTCGTCCAGGCGGAGTTCGTCGCTCTCGGGATGGTCGCCGATCTCAATGTGCATTGGGATGTCGGTGAGGACGGCATGCCGAAGCCCCATGCCCATGTCATGCTCACCATGCGCTCGGTGGATGTGCCGCCGCCGGCTCGCCATGCCACACCGGCGCCGTTCATCCTCTTGCCGGCCGGCGGCTCCGTGTCTTGTCTGGAGCAGGCGCCCTCAGGCGCATCCAGCAGGAGGCAGCACCGCCATGCAGACACCCGAGCGTATCGTCCGCCTGAAGACCGTCCTTGCCCGGACCAGCCTGTCCCGCTCCACCATCTACCGCAAGATCGCGGAAGGCATATGCCCGGCGCACATTATTGCCCTCAACATGGGCGAGCTACCGCTCGATTGCATCGGGATGCCAGCGCCGGCTCTCATTGGCGAGCGTGGCGAACGCTGTCCGAAAACCGTGGGCGGTCATGTCGTCCGCCCCTATATCCAAACGTCGTAGAGCGAAGGTCAAGGTGTTTTTGCTCATCGGTTTCCTCACCGAGACGGTCGCCGGAAACACGAAGGTGCTGATCCCGCTTCGGGTAGCGCCGAGCAATTTTTGCAAAATGGCTACGGCCTGTAAGGGCAGGGGCATGCGGTGTGGTCGGCGCATCTTGGTTCGGCGGGCTGGAACGGTCCAGACCCCAGCTTCGAGGTCAATCTCCTCCCATGCAGCGGCGCGGAGTTTGCCGGGGCGGAGTGCCAGCAGGGCAATCAGCTTCAAGCCTGCGACCGTCGTTTCCTGATCCTTCGTCCAGCCATAGATGGCCGCCATAAGCTCGCCCAGCCGCTTCGGGCGTGTGATGGCGGTGCGGTGCTTGGTCGTGGGTGGGACAAGCGCACCTCGCAGATCGGCCATCACATCCCGTTCGGCGCGGCTGGTTGCGATCGCGTAACGGAAAACCTGACCGATAATGCTACGGGAGTGGCGTGCGGTCCTGTCGTCACCCCTGACCTCCACCGCCCGTAGGACAGCAAGAATCTCTGGCGGTGTGATCTACGCGATGGGGCGGTTGCGAAGAGGGGCCGCGATTTCCTCCAGCAGCCAGTGCGCTTTCAGGAGGGTGGCCTCGGCTCGCCCTTCCTTTGTCATCTTGTCGATGAACTCCATCGCAATGACCCCGAAGGTGCTCGTTGCGGCGGCGACAGACGCCGCGCCGGCGGCCTTGTTGGCTTGTTCGTTGGCTCCTGGGTCTACCCCTGAGGCCAACAACCTCCTGACCTCGTCCCGAAGCCGCCGCGCATCGGCCAGCGAAATGAACGGGTAGGGCCATGGGTTTCTTCTGTTTGCCCGCGAACCTGTCGGCCTGCTGCCAGACCCGGGCGCCGTTGGGCTTCACGAAGAGATAGCGGCCACCACCGTCGGAAAGTTTGTATTCGCCTTCCCGGCCTTTGCCGTCCGGTACGCTGCATCTGACGAGGCCATGTTCGCCATCCCCTGTTGATTGCCGGGATCACTGAAAACACGGGCTGCAGGCCAACAACTAGGCCAACAAATTCGCGGGATGGGGTGGCTCTGGCTGATCCTGATTGGGATAGCGAGCGGAGGCTGGAAATTAAATTATCCACCAATTTCAATGGGGAAGAGAGTGCTTGGGAAAAGCTGAGCCGCCCCGGAAACGGGGGAGTGGCTCCCTGAGCAGGACTCTTGCCAAAAACCATGGAATAGAAAAGCGTATTATATCAGCTATTTAGTGAAGATGGCTCCGAACGGCGTGGAGAAATGTAACGCATTTGTATGGCGAATGTCTTCAGATTGCGGAGCCAATCATTGCCCGAATTCGCTCGCTCTCGCTACCTCGACCTGTGCGTTTCCGAAACTCGGACTCGAAAAATGCAAGCAGAGGTCGCACGTCCTCTCCATACCGGTCGACCAGGTCGGCGGCCGCTATAAGGCACTCCCGGATCATCGCATCGGAAGGATCGGGGGGGACGTGGCGCCGCCGGCGCCATGTCGTGTGAATCGGTGAATCCGGGTCGTTCAGCATGCGCAAGCCCGGGCCGCTATTATGATCGCCGTCAGGCGCTTTACGATTTCCGCTTCCGACACGCCGGCGTCACGGAGCGTGACCGACGCGGCGTGCAGCCGGGTGGCGACCACAAGCGGGTTGATGCCGCGGCGCTCCCACCAGCCTTCCTCGCCGCCCGGGGCATCAGGGTTGCGGCTGACGGTGTGAAACCAGGCCTTCAAGGGGACGGCCCATTTATCCTCCGGCAGCATGCCGGTGCCGGTGACGGGCTTGGAGAGCAGGGCGCTGGGATAGTGGATGTGCGCGTAGGCGCCGGCGGGCGTCTCGCCGCTCGCCAGGCACGGCAACTGCAGCAGCAGCCGGAGATGGTCCGGATCCTCGAGGGGCGAACGCGGCGGCACCAGGCGGCGCGACGGCTTCCGCTTCTTCGAGGGTTTCGTCTTGGGGATCGGTCCGGTCCAAGGGCGTATTGCCATGTCAGATCCGACTCCGATGGATGTTGTTCCGGCCGATCATCCAGTTCGCCGAGCCGAGCGCAGGATCCATGCGATCGAGCGAGATCGGCATCGGCGACCCGTCGGGGCGAGGGTTTGCGAGCGAAAGGAAGACATCGCCTATGCAGGGCTGACCGATACGCGGCCAGTCGGCGAGGATGCGCCCGCCGAGGCGGGTTCGGATTTCCGTCAGCGTCGGCGGGGCCGGCAGCGCGCGATCGTAGTGGGGCAATGAGCGCCACATGACGTGATCGCCGAGCGTGCCGCAGATCCAATCCCGGAACATGCGGGCCAGGAACAGCATCCGGTTGCCCGGGCAATCAATTACGCGAATGTCCTGCACGATCTGGCGCACCACATAGGGGTGATCCGTCCAGAATGGCGGGCGCCATGGACTGCCGCGATCGACGCGGACGGCGCCGGCCGGCACGATCGTCACGCCATCGACCTTGGTGAGGCGAACGCGATGGGGCTCCATGTTCACCCCTGGGCGTCGGGGGCGGGCTGTGGGGCCGATCCAGCAGGTTTTCCGCGATATCGCTTTATGGCCTGCTGCACTGCATAAGTCTGATGATGCTTCTTCGGCGAGAGCACCATTTCAGTTTCGTCGATCAGGTCACGAAGGCTGGTCTCGGCTTCGCCATGCCAATGCTTCGGCAGGGTTTCGAGCAGGGCCTTGCCCGCAGTGATGAACTCCTTGAGGCGATCCTCCGCGCGGCAAACATCGACGTAGAACGCCTCGTTCATCTCCTGCTGCGTCGGTACGCGCGGAGGTTCCTCCCGCCCCACCGGCTGGGCAGCGGTGAGGGCGGGTTGTGGCGCGAGCGGCCGGCCCAGGTTGTCTTTGGCGTCGGGGTCCAGGAGCTTTGCCAGCTTCCGCACCTGCGCAGTCTCAATCGCTTCGCTCTGCACGATGCCGTGGCGAATGGCGAAGGATACAGCCGCAAGCATGTCTCCTAGCTCGGCGGGGAGCAGCGTGCGCGGCGTCTCGCCGGATACCTCGCCAGCTGCGTTCAGCCTACCGGGCGTGTCGGTCCCGAAGCGCATGGCTTTGCCGACAAGCTGCACAATTTCGCCGGCCTCCTCGGCCAACAGGCCGAGGCAATAGCGCTCCGCCTCAGCGTGGTGTGCCACCAACTCCCGCACCTTCACCGGCACCAGCGCGGCGGACGCGGCGGGCGCGGCGGCCAGGGCGAGAAACGTCTCAACGAGATCATGCACCGCCCGCCTCACCTCGAAGGGAGGGTCATAGGCATCTAAGCCCCAATGGACATTGAACACCTCCAGGCCCAACTTGAGCTCCGGCATCTGCGGGAGCCGTTCGCTCGCCTCGAGGAGGACATCGATCGGCGTTTTCTTTTCAGCGTCGACGATATTGGTCATGCCTGACCTCCCGGATTGAAGAGCTCGGTGAGGCGGGCGGTGTCGCCCTCGACCGAGACGATGGAATTGTCGCGGAGCTCCTTCCACGCGGCGTTCCAGTGGCCGCCGCGCGGCTGCATGCCGAGGCGCTCGGCGACGGCGGAACGGGCGGCGGTGCCGCCCATTTCGAAGAGGGCCCGCAGCACCTTCGGCGCGGCGCCCGAAAGCGCCGACGCCCATAGATCGACCATGGCGGCAGGATCGCTGGTGGCGGGGCCGGCCTTGGCACTTGGCGCGACGATGGCGACCAGTCCATCGCTATCCACAATCAGGCCGCTCTCGATCAGTGCCTTGCGACCGGCGTTGAAATGACCGCCGCGCGCCTTCAGGCCGGCGAGGGTGGCAATCTGTTGCCAGGACCGTCGGACCGGCGGGTTGGTGTCCAGCACCGCCAGCATCTTCCGGCCGGCACTGTTGAGGCCGGTCGCTTCAGATTTCGGCGCCGGAACGACGTCACGCTTCAGGGGCCTGGCCAGTGACGTGGTTGCCGCTCGTGGATACGAACCATGGTCCCCGGTATCAAACGCCGATGTCCCGCCGCTAGACGAAGGGACGGAGGCGACAATGTCGGGGATCTGCAGCGCACTGAGGGCCGACTGCGCGCGAGCGATACCGATGGCAATTCCGGTTGTTTGGCCGCGTTCGAACCCGTCGGCGAGCCCGCGCTCATAGGCGGCTGCCTCGATAACGGCGACGTTGACCGATGGTGGTGCGGTTGCGCCTCCGGCGGCGGTCGGCGATTCCGCGCCGGTGCCGAGCAGATGCCGGAGGTGGTCGACGTCGATCGACGATATGGGCGGCAGCGCGGCCCGCTCCTCGCCGTGCTCCGGCGTCCGGGAGGAATCCAGCGTCCGGATCCGCGGGAAGGCCTTCCGCTCGAGCACGTCGAGCGCCGGGCACCAGATCCAGCCTTCGCCGACGGCGAGGCTGGGCAGGCTCTTCATCACCGTGTCGGCCTGGTCACCATCGGCGTTGCCCTTTACCCAATCGCCGATGGCGTTGCGATCCTGCGGGGAGGTGAGACGCAGCGCCACAAGCGTGCCGATCTGCGACAGGACGTTCTTGTGCAGGACGGCCGGGCGTTGCGTGATCATCATCGGCCGGAAGCCGCGTACGCGGCCGCGGCGCACGATGCGATCGACGGCGCCGAGGAGCCGCTTTGTCTCCGGCATGGGGTTCTGCGGGGCGACCTCGTCGGCCTCGTCCAGCACCAGGTGCAGGGCGGTGCGGTTGGCGCCATACAATGCTTCGAAAAAGTCGGTGAGGAAGCGGGTGCGCTGCCCGGTCGAGAATTCGGAGACGTCGACGATCGAGGCGCCGACCTTCTCCTCTCCGATCATCGCGCCCAGCAGCCCGCCGGCATCGACGTCGATCGGCACATCGGCGTGCTCGCCACCGAATATCACGACGGGGAAGCCGGCGCCGCCGTCGGCGAGGCTGCGTAGGCCCCACCAAACGCCGGTCGGGTCGACGACACAGAGGCGGCGGCGATCGTCCAGGAACCCCTCGACGACGCCGCGTGCCGCATAGGACTTGCCGGCGCCAGTGCGGCCAATGACGGCGGAGAAGCCGGACCAGATGTCAGCCACGGGTGCCTCCGGTTAGGTCCGGGAGGGCAATGACGCGATCTGCTATCGAGGTCGCTGACGCGGGCTCGGCGCCACGTCCGAACCGCAGGTCGTAGAGCCGTTGCCCCGCTTCGGTAAGCTCGAAATCGTGCTGACCGTGTATGACGACGAACTCGGCCGGCATGGTCAGGCCGGCGAACACCAGCCTCATCCTGACCACCGCTGGCAGCGCACTCGAATAAAGCAGTTCGTGCCGGTTCACCCGCGAGGCGCCGCGCTGCTTGGAGCGCACCAGCAGGTCGAGGAAGCACCACTGCGCGTCGGAGAGCTGGGTTGCCGTCGTCATTTAGAGCCCGCCCAGTTCCAGAAGCCCTGGGCGCCCTTGGCGGGCACCGGCGGAACGAGCGGCTCGATCTTCGAGACCGGCCATGCCCAGTTGCAGTGATTGTCCCGGTCGCTGTCGTTGATGACGCCGCCGAACTCGCCGACGATCTCCCAGGACCGGACCGGCGTGCCGAGCTCGACGGTGCAGAGCACATGCGAGAGCGGGAGAATGCCGGGCGTCAGCTTGACCCGCTCGAGGAATTCGAGCGCCTCGGGCCGTAGGCTTGTCGTCCAGGCATCCGGACCGCGAAGGCGCAAGATGAGGTCGGTAACCTCGGTCACCCTTACCGGCCGAGCGCCGGCATGGATCGCGATGCGTTCGCCACGGAGATTGACTGGCGCCGGCCAGCCGCGGAACTCGTAGGGTTTCCAGCCATAGAGGATCAGGCTTGTCCAGGGTTGCCAGACGGTGAGCGCCTTCACGACAGCTCTCCTTCGATGTTGGGGATGTCGACAGAAAGCGCGACGGTGAGCGGCTGCACCCAGATCGGATCGGCGGAGAGCATGAAGCTCTCGCCGGCCCAGGCGAGCAGCAGCGTGCGGCCCATCACCGAGGCGATGGCGGCGGCGGCGTCTGGCGGCACGGCGTTGCCGATGCGCTCGCGCCACGCGGAATCGGACCGGCCCTCGAGCGTGAAGAGCGTTTCGGGATCGACGAGGCTCTGAAGGGCGGCGAGCTCCAGCGTGGTGAATGGCCGGTGCCAGGTCCCGTCGAGCGCGCGGATGATCGCGACGAGGTTGGTGTTCGGCGCCGGCAGAGCCTCGATCGCCGCAAGGGCCGCTTCCGGCTCGCGCGGATCGGCAACGGACCAGTTGCCATTGTTGTTCTTCGCGAAGGCAGGCACCGCGCCGGTGGACTGATCCCAGCCGGTGACGCCGTAATGGCCGCCGGTCAAGTACTCGGTGCGGTCCTCACGGCTGAGCGCAGCCGGCCGGGGATCAGCGACGCTGAGCGCGCCCGAGCCGACACGATCCGAGCCCGTCACCGTGCCAGCCGTGTGATCCCTGTCGACGATGGCCAGCTTGTTGCGATGAGAGTTCGGACCATAGCCGGTGCGCGGGTCGGCCACGGCGAAGGCGCCGTTGCCGGTGGTCGATGCAGAGATGACGACGCCCGATGCCTCATCCATGCGGGTGACGCGGTATTTCGTCTGCTTGTAGTCATCGCGGTCGGCCGGGCGAGGATCCGCCACCGCCAGCCCGCCGGCGGGGCCGCCCGGTCCGGCGACGGCCGGCGAGTGGTCGCCGAAGCCGACGATCCGGAAGACGTTGTTGAAGCGCGGTGTGCCTTCCAGGCGCGGATCGGATACGGCAAAGCCACCTTGCCCGGGCGACTTCACGTTGATCACGGCGCCGGTCGGAGCCTCCCAGTCGCGGACGCCGAAATTGCCATATTGGAGGGCGCCGTCCGGCGCCCGAGGGTCGGCAACAGCGAAAGTCCCGTTGGTCGGGGAACCACGGCCGGTCACCGTGCCGCTGTGACGGCCCCACGGCTGCACGCCGAGAACGCCCGCCTGCCATTCTGTGTCCGGCGCTATGCCATAGTCGCGCAGCACGCCGTCGGCGATGGCGAGCCGGTTCAGCGACCGCCAATCCGAGCCGGCCTGGACGAAGGCCAGGCGCACCCACGTCTTCCACTGAAGCGACGGGATGCGATGCATCGGGCCGCCCCGATCTTCATCGCCGGGCAGCGGCAGTTTTTCGAGGATCTCGCCGACGCCGCGCAACCGGCGCTTCGGCGGCTCGTAGAGGAAGGGAGGGACCTTCGCCGCGTGGCGGGCGACCATGAGGAACCGCTTGCGGCTCTGCCCGAGGCCACCAACGACGCCGCAATCGTGCGTCGTCTCGGCGACGACATAGCCATAGCTGCGCAGCAGCGCGATCAGCTGATCGACGAAGTGCCGGCCGCGCGTGGCGATGCGCGGCACGTTCTCGAAGATGAAGAACTCCGGTGGATCGTCCTTCCACGCCTCGAGCGCCAGCCACAGGCCACGGAAGCTGAGGCTGTTGAGCGCCTTGTACTTCTTGGTGAGGCTCTTGGTTTCCGACAGCAGGCCGGAGAAGCCCTTGCACGGGAAAGAGGCGAACACGATGTGCGGGCGCTCGCCATGGGCGGCGCGACGCATGTCGTCTGTCGTCGCCTCGCGCCAGTCCGCCGGCGGCGGCCGATCATGGAAGTCGATATATTGCTCGGTGCTGAACAGGTTGAGCACGGTGCCCTGCACGCCGGCGGCGCGGGTGAAATCCCGGATCGCCGCCGCGTCGCTGTCGACGCCGCCGATGCAGCGGAAGCGCGCGTTCATCGTGCCGACGCGTGCGCGGCCCCGGTTGAAGCCCTTGGCGCCGCCGCCGAGGCCGCAGCAGATGTGGAAGTGGCGGATTTCTACTTCGCTCATGCTGCATGCCTCTCGACAACCTGAGGGCGACCGTGCAGCCTCGCGGTATGTGGAAACCGAATTGGGACAGTCCGGGGCCGCTGATTGGCGCCGGCGTGGTACTCGGCGCAATCCTTGGCGCCACGCTTCTCGCTGCGTTCTGTGATGATCCTGTTGCCTGGGCGGACAGCGATCACCGTGCCGATTGGCTGGGTTTCTGGGGCGGTGTTGCCGGCGGGCTTATGACACTGATTGCGGCCGCGATTGCCTTCGGCCTCACGCGTAGGCAAGTGATGATGCAGCAATACGAACTCGCAGCCCTTCAAGAAGAACAAGAGGCTCGGCAGCGTACGGTCATGATCCTGCTTCTGCGATCGGCGACCATGATCCAGGTAGACGCCGAGAATTACCTTAGGCGGCTCAAATTTTGTTCGGATGGTGAAGTGGTTCCAAGTTCGCACCTCGGAAAACTGCGAACGATTGAAGCGGTTTTGGGCTATGGGGAGCTTTGGCGTCTTGGAATAAGGACGATTGAGAAGGTCATCGATCTTGATCTTCGCATTGCCGACTATAACAACGTCGTGACGCGCCTCGCCGTGAGCCAAAGCGAGGTCTGGATTGAGAAAGAAGCTCTTACGAACGCACTGACGAGTGTGCTCGCCAATTCCAAAATCGTGGGTGGATCGTAGTGCCGTAGCCGTGATCACTCCGCCGCCTCCGTCTGATCGCCGGCGGCGAGGAAGTCGAACAGGGACGGCGTCGCCTTCTCCCGCTCCTTGGCTTCCAGGTGCTTGATGCCGTCGACGAAATATTCCGGGTGGAGCTCGACGGCGCGGCCGCGGCGCCCGAGGTGCAGGGCGCGATAGGGGACCGTGAAGAGGCCGCCGAACGGATCGAAGACGAGCTCGCCCGGGCTTGAGTACCGATTGATGCAGCGATCGACGACGTCGAACTGCAGCGGACAGACGTGAAGCTCCCGGCCGGCCGACGCCTGCATGGTGTTGAGCGTGCGCATGCGATCGACGTCATGCCAGACGTCCGGCCGGGAGCTCGCCGGCCAGAGCGCCATGAAGGTGGCCGGCAGGACGCCGCGATAGTCCAGCAGCTCGCCGATGCGGACGTGCGTCTCGTAGTCGTAGACGGTCTCCATGCTGAATTGCTTGAAGACCTTGCCGACCACGTCCGGATCCATGGCGGCGATCTCTTCGGCCGTGGCCAGCCGGTTGCCGCTGGACCGCCAGCGCGCATGGGCATCGGTCTGCCAGCGTGCCCGGCTGTAACCCGTGCCTGGCACCGGCCGGCCCTTGTCGTCGAACTCGACGATGCGGCCGTCGAGCATCTCGACGCGGGGCATCTCCTTCGTCACGCGCTCGTCGGCATAGGAGCGCGAGCGATCGGTCGGGAGCTTCCGGAACACCAGCACGAATTCCGGGCTGCCGAAGCCCATCTTGGTGCTGTCCTTGGCGTTCTCGCTCCAGCCGAGCCGATAGGTCTGGTTGTTCTCGCGGACGACATCGGTGTCGATGGTCACCATGCCCATGTAGGCGAAGCCGTGCCGCATGAAGTGGAAGGCCGTCTTCATGTGGAAGGGGTTCACCGTCGGCGTGCCGGCGCCGGTGACCGAGCCGAACAGGATCCGGTCCTTGACGTGGATGCAGCATTCCCGGCCGGGCTTCAGGATCCGCAGCAGCTCCGGCGTCAGGAAGTCCATCTGCGCGAAGAAATGCTCATCATCATCGGTGTGGCCGAAATCGTCATAGGTCGGCGTGTATTCGTAGTGGTTGCTGAAGGGGATCGACGTAACGATGAGGTCGACGCTGCCCGCCTCCATGCGCCGGCATTCCTCGACGCAGTCATTGTTGGCCACCAGCCAGCCGTTGCCGCTGGCCTCTATGCGCTGCACGCCGATCGAGCGCTTCAGCACGTCGGCCATGCCGGCCTGGCTGAGGCCATATTTGCGGATGATCTCGCTCATGCGCGCCGCCATCTCCTCATGGCGCGCCCATTTCGCCTCGAGATCGCGGCGCGCCGGGCGCATGCTCTCGGGATAGATGACGTCGATCTCGACCTCGAAGGGTTGGCCGAACCGCTGGATGCGGTGGATCGCCTGGATGAAGTCGTTGAACTTGTGTCCGACGCCGAGGAACACCGCCTTGTGGCAGTACCGCTGCATGTTGCAGCCGGAGCCGAGCATTACCGGCTTGGCGGCGAGGTCCTTGATCCAGCCGTCACAGAAGCCCTCGATGAGAGGCTCGCGCTCCTCCAGCGGCTGGGCGCCGTAGATCGACACCACGCCGGGCAGCGCCTTCTCGATCGCGCGGCGCTCATCTTCGAGGTCGTGCCAGATGACCCGATGGCTGTCCGGATCGGCGGCGACGATATCCTGCAGCTTGGCGATGCAGGCCGGCAGCGCAGCGCGGCGCTCGCGTGCTTCCTCGGACAGACCCTTGGCCTCAGGCCGGATCAGCGCCAGCTGCCCGTCACGGTCGGCCGTCGAGCCGATCAACTGGACCGGCACCTCGTGCCAGCGCACCTTGAGCGGCGGCAGGTCATAACCCTCGTCGGAAAAGCCGAGGTCCGACGGCTTCTGCAGGAACACCGCCCAGGTCGATACCCAGATCCAGAATTCGTGTTCCTTGTGCGGGTAGAGCGTGAGGTCGCCGGCCTTCTCCGAATTGCGCTGGAAGAAGCGGGTCAGCGCCTGGCCGGTGTCCATGACACCGAGGAACCCGGCGTAGTGGATCAGCTCCTTGAACCGGTTCGGCGAGGGCGTGGCGGTGGCGACGAAACGGAACCGCACCTTGTCGAACAGGGCGAGGAACGTCTGGAAGGTCTTCGAGCCGAAGCTCCGCAGGATCGACGCCTCGTCGAGGCTGGCGATGTCGAACAGGTTCGGATCGAGCTTGCCGTCGCGGATCGTCTCGTAGTTCGTCAGGTAGATGTGCCGGCCGTCGTCCATCTCCGCGGCGGACTGGATGAATTTCAGGCTGACGGCATGGGCGCCATGGAAGCGCTGCCGCGCCTCGCGGAAGAATTCGATGCGGACGCCGAGCGGCAGGACGATCAGCGCCCGGCCGCCGGTGCGTTCCATCAGCAGCCGGCAGGCCTCGATCTGCGTCGCGGTCTTGTGCAGGCCGAACGACGCGAAGATGGCGCGACGGCCGCCGGCAACGGCCCACTGGACGATTGCCCGGGTGAAGTCCTTGAGCTCCGGGTTAATGGCGTCCAGCGGCACGGAGATGCCGGTCGAGGGAGCGATCTTCATCTTGGCTTCGAGGAATTGCCGATAGGAGAGAGGCGCGTTCATGCGATTCCTCCGGCCGCTTCGGTGGCGGCGCGCTTGCAGGCGGACCAGGCGCGGGCGTCAGCTGCATGGATGCGTTGAAGGCGGGCCGCATCGCTGGTGCGGGCTTCCATCCGCCGGAGCGAGGCACGCCGCTGCTTCAGCCGGCGCGGCACGGCGCGCCAGTGACGGGAGCAGATCCATTCCATGTGCGCTGTGAGCGGGTCGCCCTTCCGGTCGCCACGGGAGGCACGGCAGAACGGGATGCAGCAGCCTATGAAAGCCGGGCCGTTCAGGTCCGCGCTGCCGACGCGGCAGACGTCGCACGACAAGGTGCGAAACCAGGGCGTGGGCCGCAGGCGGCCGTTCCCGCACCAGTGGCAGAGGGGCGCCTTCATGCCGAACCCTCAGGATCGCGGGCCACCGCCGCGTCGATGGAGAGCATGTCCTTGTTCTTCAGAATGAAGGCGGCAAGGACGTTGACCATGTCCGCGCGCTCGGCGGTCGATATGTAATTGAAGCGCGGCAGTAGATGGTCGTCAGAAGCCTCGCGCTCGCTCGCAAACAGAGTGAAGTCATAGCCCGGCAAAACATCGCGCAGGCTGTCCAGCGCAGTCTTCATCACGTCGACAACGTGGCTCTGCACTGGCCCATGTCCATCGGGAAACACTTCGTGAGGCTTGGCATCTCGGGCGAGTTTCTTTCGCTTTGCATCACCCATGACACTGCTCCTCCGGCTCGCCGATGGAGATCGTGCCGGGATTGGGGAAGGGGATCGGGCGGGCGTCGTTCGCCACCCGGTGCTTGCCGCGCGCCATCGGATGGATCGGCGCGCCGGTCTTGGTCATGCCGAGACACCAGAGCCTCAGCGTGTGGGAGCGCGGCCCGTCCGGGTCGTTGATGGTGTCGAACAGGCTCTCGAGCCAGAGATCCGTGTCGGCGCCGAGGGCGCCGCCTGGGCTGCCCCATGCCACCATCGCGGCGTCGGCGTGGACGAGGTCCTTCGCGATGAAGCGGTGATTATCCCGGATCTGATCGCGAACGCCCCAATCCTCTCGCAGGTGCCAGCCGACGACGGTCCGGGCGAGTTCCTGCGGCGACGGCGTGCGGAAGGGATAGACGTTGAAGACGGAGAGGCCGTTGAAGCCCCACAGCGCCGTGAAATGGATGATGCGCAGCAAGGTCGGATCGTTCGCCGTGCCGTTCGCCGTCGACGGATTCAGCATGATCCACGGCAGCCAGCGCAGAGGATCGGTCTCCTGGACCGGTCCCCACCATCGGACCAGCTTGAGCCGAACGCCCGGCTCCGCCCATTCGCGCATCTTCACGAAGATGGGCATGGCGTCGGCGAGCATGGCCGGGGCGGAGAGGCGGGTGTGAATGCTCATGCCGCCCTCCGCTTGCGAATGAGGTCTTCGGCCGCGCGGAAGAAGTCGCGGGGCGAGCGAAGCTGGCGCGTCGGAACCAGTTCTTCGCCGTCATAGTCGACGAATGACCAGTAGACCTGTTCGCGCAGCGCCAGCCAGGCGCACTCCTCGCTCCATTCCGGTTCTTCACCACCCGAGACGCCGCCGACCATCAGGGTTCCCTTGCGCGGATGGTGCGGCGGATAGAGCTTCACGTAGGGAAGCCCCGTGCCGGCCCGACATCTCGGCTCGATCACCATTTCCCGTTCGCCGAATAGGTCCGTGTGGCAGGACGGGCAGCGCTCGAAGTGCTTTCGGGCACGGATGAGCATGCCGTGGTAATTTTCATGCCGCTCAGATCGGAACTGCTCACGATCATCGCCGAGCGCGATGAGCAGAGGCGCCGCCCGCTTCGAGAGCTTCTTGAGGATGCGGAGGTTCATCTCGCTCCACCCTCGGCATCCGCGAGCTCGCGGCGCGCCTCGACATAGGCGCGGTCGAGCTCGGCTTTCGCCTCGGCGCTGCCGCACGGACGATCGCGACCAGAGAGACTGGCCAGCCTGAGATAGCGGGCGTCGATCTGATCGACGGTGAGCTGCTCGCCCGCGGGCCATTCGAACACCTCGCGCCAGGTGCGCGGCGTGGGCGCGCTCATGCCGCATCCTCGGCGCCCGCGAAATCTTCGCGGCGGCCGTCGGGCCCGATGGCATGAAGGATGTGCGAAACCCGGCGGACCTCGCGCCGTGCCTCAGCCAGTGTGTAGCGCCCGGCGCGCACCTCGTCGGTTGTGTAGCCGCTATAGTTGGGGCCGTAATAAGCGTTCCATTTCCGGGACCAGATGCGATAGATCGGCTGGTCACTGAACAGGATCTGTTGAAGCAGTTCGGCGCGCTTCTCATCCTCGCGCCGGATGGCGTTGGCGAGCTCCCGTTCCAGGCGGAAGCGACGCGAGCGGCCGTTCCGCTTGCGGCGGACGTTATCCGGGCGCCGGGCGTAGATGTCGTGACAGCCCTTGTTCTCCAGCGCGTGCCGTCCCGTCACCACCCACCACATATTGTTGATGTGGTAGAAGGCGGTACCGCGGATCAGCCGGCCCTTCTCATCCGTCGTCCAGACGGTGGCGCCATGCTCCAGCATGAAGCCGTCGGCAGATTTCCGATTGTAATCGCCGGTCGGGACCGGGCGACCCAGCGCCTTGTCCGAATGCCAGCTTTCGGCATACTCCTGCTCGATGTATTCGAGGGCGGTGATGCGTCCGGTCGACGGATACGGGCGCGAGCGGCTCACGGAGAGGCTGGCGCGCGCCTCCAACCAGCGGATGATGGCCCGCTCTTCCAGCTCCAGGCTCAGCCGGTCGATGTAGTCGAGACGGTCTCGCTTGTTAAAGTCGTATCGGTGGCCGTTCTGATTGTCCTTCGGCCAGGTCTCAGCCCAGCATTTGAATTCAATGCTCCGGCCGGCGACTTGCAGGGAGGCGATCAGGTTGCCTTTCCGTGCGAGGCGATGCGACGGCCGGAGGCTGCGATGGTGGCAAGCCGGATCGTCGCCGACCTTCCAGCCGCGCCGCCAGAGCAAGCCGCGGATGCCGGCAAAGATGTCCGTCTTGAAGGTCGGATCGTTCGGATCGTCCTGCCAGATGCCCATGGTGGTGTCGTGCAGGCGCACGTCGAGCTTGCGCGTCATGGCCGGATCTCCGGGAAAGCATTGTGTTCGATGCCGTCGAGGAGGCGGCCGGCGCGCCGCTTGCCGATGCGGAAGAAGGTCCCGCCGTCGGACCGGTATTCGAAGCGCGCGCCAATCTCTTGCGCGAGTGCCGCGGCGAGCTCGAAAGAGAGAGGCGCATTCAGATCGACGGGCTTACCGAGATGGGTGAAGCGGAATCCGTCGACATGCAGCAGCCGCACCCACTGATCGGCGTCGATCCATTCGCCCCATTGTTTGAAGAGGAAGGCGACGCCGGCCGAGGCGCACTGATCGCGCAGGCTGATCGGGCCGGCCGGATGCATGGGGCGGGCGCGGGGGCCGCTCTCGCCGCCGGCGATGATCCAGGAGAAGGCCCGATAGCCCTTGCCGTTGGGCTGGCCGTTTATCAGGACCTGGCCCTTGCCGCCGCAGACGTGGCATTTGCCGCGTGGCCAGCGGGCGAGCATGCCCGTGCCGCCGCACAGGTCGCAGTGGTCCCAGTTGAAGCGGAGGTCGATCGGACCGAGCAGGGGCTCGGCGGACACGAACAGAGGAAAACCTCCCGCCAGGTCGAGGATGGAGGCGGACCGGTCGTCATAGGTGCGCTGATCTTCCGCGGAGATCCCGAGCCAGATGTTTGGATTCCGGGGCTGCAATGCCCAGGGCTTGCCGTGGCCGGGAGAAAGATCCTCCATGGCGGTGCGGATCGCGTCGTTGCGCGCGGCACGCGCTTCGCCTGGCATGCCGATATAGGCGCGCATCCGCTCCGGCCGCTTGGTAAGCAACTGATAGACGTGCTGCGGCGCCAGCAGCATCACGGCGAAGATCCGGTCCAACATCGCGTCGGTGACCCAGTCGCCGAAGAGATCGGTCATGGAGCCGGGGAATATCTTGCGTGGCCGGCGCCAGTGCAGCGGCCGGGCAAGCACAGCCTCATCGAGATAGATCTCGACCTTGCCGGCATTGCCCGGCTTGTAGGCGAGCCCGGTGCCGAAACGATCGACGTTCATCGGTTCGGCGTAGCAGTTGCGGCAGCCGTCGGAGACCTTCTCGCAATGCCAGCCGATGCCGCCGGTCTTGAGCAGGCTGCGCGCCCGGACCGGATTCCAGGTCGCATCCGTCCATTCGATGCTGGAGCGGTCAGCCATGGGCGACCCCTTCATCATCGTCGGCATCCGCCTCTGCGCTGTCGATGACGACGACAGCGAGCGCCAGTCGATCACCTAGAAAATGATCGACGGGAACGCAAAGGATTGCGTCGTGTCGTGGCGTGTAATGATGAAGAGTGTAGACAGCAGCGATCAGCCGATCATCGGGCACCAGGTTGATCGAATAGCCGCCGCCCTTCGCCTTGGCGGCTTCGACTGCGGCGTTGTTCTCGCGCTCCACCGCAGCCTTGGCCTCGATCATCTCCTGCAACGTCACGCCGGAGAGGGAGCCCAGCGGCTGATCTATGCCGATCGTCACGAGAGATCGGGCGTTGATCGCCGCGACGATCTCGTGAGCGCGAGCGAGGTTCATGTCAGCCATGGGCGGCCTCCGTCGCCGGTGACGGTGCGTTGGCGACCTCCAGCAGCACATCGGCGCGGCACGGCTTATCGAGCGCGCACCAGCAGGCGAGGTTCTTGCCGCGCAGATCCTGCGCGTGAGCCCGCACGTGGGAGAGCGCCGCCTTCTGCTTGTCGAGAGGCGCCTTTGTCGAGACGCAGAGAAGACCGGACAGCAAGAAATGGTACGTCGCGACACATTGGGCCGCGGTGCCATCGATGCCGACAACGAAGGGATTTCCCCATGGCGTGGACCGGTCCACCTTCACGGTGTTGTCCGGCATACGCCAGCCCTTGGCGCGGGACAGCCGGATCCGGCGGGGTGCGTCAGCCATTGAGCGCCTCCCGCAGAAGCCGGGCTTCCAGCAGCAGGTCGGGAAGGCATTCCGGCCCGCGCCGGCGCACGGTCGCCGCGGCCCGCGTCACGTCGAGCTTGCCGAGGAACCCGCATATGCGCTGCGCCTCGATGAGAGGTTGCGCGAGGATCCGCTCGAAGGACATCGGCAGCACCGGGCCGCAGCCGGCGACCGCTCGCCGCGCGCGCTCACTATCCGAGCGAAGCATGGCTGCGATCCCGCGGACCTTCCGGCGCGACGGCAGGATGCCGCAGAGCTTCAGCTGGGATTTGGCCTGCTCGGTGAAATCCCGATCGAGCCAGATCGACACGGCCCGCGTGCCTGCCGGCGGGATGGAAATGGTCGGATCGAGCCATTTCACCGCCTGGCCCCGGAAGGGAGCGAGCGCCTCGGCGCTGACCTTTCCGGCGACCATCGGCGTACAGGACTCGTAGTCGGGAGCGACATCGCCGACGGGAAACCCGCCGCGATCGAGCATGGCCATCACCATGGTGGTGCCGCAGCGCCCGAGGCCGGCGACGAAGATGTTGACCGGCTCACCCATGACGCGCCTCCGCGAGGGCGAGGCGGGCCTTCAGGACGGCGAGCACGAGCGCGCGGGCCGGTTCCGTGGATACGGCGTGCGCCTCGTCGAGGCGGTCGCAGTGGTCGGGGTGCACGCGATTGAGATGCGCCCAGCCGGGATCCTGCGAGCCATGCCCGGCGCGCCAGTACCATTTCGGGAGCAGCGCTTCCTTGAAGGCGACCGCATAGGCGATCTTGAGATCGGCCGGATAGGTGGTCCCGGTGGTAGCGCACTGGCCGTAATAGGCCGCCTCGGAACCGAAGGCCTCGATTGCGGCCGGGTCATCGGCGCCGATATGGCCGCCGGCCCTGATCTTCTCGACGAAATGCCGGAGCGTGGAAGCGTCAGCCACGGGCGCCTCCCTTTGCCGGCCGGCCGGCGCAAATGTCATCGGCCTTCCGCCGGCTGCGCGCGGCGCGGGCCGCCTGGAGCCGGTGGTTCGCGATCTCCCGCTCGTCGTAGCCGGCTTCCAGGAGGAAGATGGCGGTGGCGCGCTCGTCGGCGAGATCGACATTCGAGCGGGCGAGAGTGACGGCCATGGCGTCGACGATCTCCATCACACGCCTCCCGGAACGAAGAGGCAGATGGTGGGCTTCGCCGGGTCACCGGCGCGCGAGCAGCGGTGGAAGGCGCCGTCGCCGCTTGGGCGCACGATCGTCGACCGGGAGGGAAAGGTTTCGCCGGTGGCCTCGACCGTGATGCCGCCGGGGCCGAAACGCAGGGCGCCGGCCGGCACCGGGTAGCAGTCATAGGCAGAACAGCAGTCGCGGGGATATTCCCAGCCGCTGGGCGCCTCATGGGCGAAGCCGATGGACACGCCGGCGACCACGCCGGCGGCCGTCAGGATCGCAAGCCCGATGCCGACGCCGATCAGGCGGACGTCCTCGCCATGGGGCTCGGCATAGGGATCGTGGTCGCCCGGGAAATCGTCCTGTTCGACCGAACGCCGGCCAAGCCAGAAGGCGAGGGGAGTGGCGGTGAGCAGCGCGGCGCTGGCGCCGGCGAGGAAGGCGGCGAGAGGGCTCATGACACGATGCCCCGGCCACGGTAGCCCGCCGCCTTCAACTGCTCGAATACCTTGAGCGCGCGGACAGCCTCCGGATAGTAGTCGGCCTCCATCGCCGCCATGGCGAAGGTTTCGGTGAAGATGCCGAAGACTTCGAGGATCTCGGGCAGCAGCACGACGACTGCGCCATGCAAGCGGTCGCGCTCGGTCGGCGACGCGAAGGGATCGCCGATCACACAGAACGTCGAACCGTCGGCGGCGGTTACGGTTAGATCGTCGGACAGACGATAGGGGGCGGGGGCGAGTTCGGCCATCACAGCACCCTCGCCCCGATGATGCCGCTCCACAGGAGAACGGCGGATACGAACAGAACCAGGGCGCCGAGCGCCGCGGCTTCATGCAGCACGGTCTTGATCATCGGCATGTTCCTTGGCGATGCGGCGCTTCTTGCTGCTGAGCCGACGTCTGGCGTCAGCGGCTTGATCGGCACTGACTATCCCGTCCGGCCAGCCATCGAGGCCGAGGCGGTGCGCGCCCTCACGCAGCGCGGCGAGATAGGTTGGCCCGCCGGTGTAATCGCGAAGGGCGAGGTGCAGGCGCCGGCTGCTGATGTCCGGTGCCGCCAATTTGAGGTCGTGATAGATGCCGATCTTGAGCGGCAATTTCGGCGCGCCCTTCGGCATGAAGCAGCGAGGGAAACGCTGGGCCAGCTGCTCACGGGTCTCGGTGGCATAGCGCCGGTCCCGCAGCCGGTCCGCGCGCTTGCGGCCCTTGGATTTGGGGGAGGCGAGCGTGGCGACCGTCATGGCCGGGATGCCTGTCGATAGTGCGCCAGCACCCGCAGGCGGATGGCGGACGAAAGGTTGGCGTTGCCCCGCTGGCCGTCGATCTCGGCGACCAGGTCCGAGAGTGTGCGCTTGGCGTCCTCAGCGATCTCCTTGATCGCCTCCCAGAAGGCATCCTCGAGCGAGACGCTGGTCTTGTGACCGGCGATGACGATGGAGCGCTTTACGACCGCGCTCCGGGTCAGGGAGGAGGCCGCGCTCATGCCGCGACGCCCGCGGGGCGGAACGCCATGGCGATGGCGTGCAGCGTCTGCACCGCGCCGATGCGCGCCTTCGGCGGCATGGCCTCGACGAGGCGCGCGCATTCGATGGCCTGGCGATTGGTGACCGGGCGCGGCGCGCTCTCGTCATCCTCGCCGAGCCCCGCCAGCAACTCCCCGGGCGTGGTGCCCAGGACCTTGGCGAGACGGACGAGGGCGCTCGCCGAAATTCGGTTGCTGCCGTTCTCGTATTTCTGGATCTGCTGGAAGGTGAGACCGAGATGCTCGCCCAGGCGCGCCTGGCTCATCCCGGCCTGGCAGCGCGCCGCGCGGACACGTCGTCCGATCTCTTTTTCCATGGTGTGGCAGCGATCAATGCGGGGCATGGAAGGCTCCTGTTCAGCCGGCTCAGGGCGCGGCGGTGAGGTAGGCGTGGAAGGCGAGGCCGGCCCGGATGACGCCGATCACCAGCAGGGCGAGCCAGAACAGTTCGGTCCTGCGGATCGTCCGCTGCACGTCGGGGGAAAGGTTGCCGCGGTCGGACATGGCGATATCCAGAAAGGGAGGGCGGCCGGGCCCAGTTGATCCATTGCTGGCGGGAGGAAGGCGCGCCCGGCCGGGCGGGTGGGGAGAACCGCCGGAGTTCAGAAAGGGATGTCGGGATCCTCGACCGGCGTGCGCTCGCCGGGCTGCAGAGCGGCAATCCGGGGGGCAGCGGGATCGCCACCGTCTCGACCGTGCGATGAACGCTCATGCTCACGGTACCGAGCACGAAGAACTCGATGTCGGGATTGAGCCTGGCGAGGCGCTTCGCCTCAGTGTCCGCGCTCTCAAAGGACTTGTGCCGCACCACCGGCGCGCGCTGGCCGAAACCGTAGACCATCCAGAAGGGGGAAGGGTCGAGCCGGGGCATCACGCGGCCCTCGCGCGTAGGGGGAGGGGCGTTGCGGGGACCGGCAGGCGGAGCCCCGTCTTCAGCCAGCCTTCATTGCCGGCGTTGTGCTCGAACTCGACGGGCTTCGGGCTCCACCCCTCCGGTGCAGAGACGTGCACCCACAAGTCGTTGCCGTCGAGCGCGATATAGAAGCGGATGCCGTTTGGGGCGACGAATTCCGCCTTCCCGTCACTGTCGATGATCAGTCGGCCATCGGGGCCGTGAGAGACGGTCGCTTGGATGATTTCGGGTCGGGCGGGCATGTCGCTCTCCATCCAGACGACGGCTGCCCGCTCCGGGACTGGGCTGGGGGCGAAGGGGCCCCGGAGCGGGTATCGCCGCGTCGTGCTGCGATGGCATAAACATACTTATGTGCATGAATGGTGCAAGCGAAATAATGCGCGTTTGCATGAAAAATTATGCGATGGGGTATGTCGAATCGACTCGACTCTCGCGACAAACGTTAACAGGATGAGAACATAGAGGGAACATTTTGAGGCTGACGACCATGGCGAACGACCGAATTGGAGCCCACTTCAAGCTCAAGGTGCGCTGCTTCAACTGCCGAGTGGACACCGTGCATAGGCTGGCTGTTCCGGCCGCCGAAGATGCGCCGGAGTGCGTGGACGATCTTCTTGAAAGCCAGTTCCTTCGGGATCAGCGGTTCCAGTGCAAGGCCTGCGAGGCACCGATCGGCGTCATTGTGGCGGCCGTTGAGGTGAAGGAGCCGGCTGATGCTTGATCCGCGTCCAATCAACCGCGACCGGGCGGAATGGATAGCGATCGCTGTGCTGGGTTCAATAGCGAAGGACCCGTCGAGGCTGGAACGGTTCCTGACCGTGACCGGGATTGCGCCGCGCGCTGTTCGCGTCCTCGCAGACGACGAGCGCTTTTTGGCGGGTGTAGTGGATTATGTGGCCGAGGACCCAGCCCTGGTGGCGATCATCTTATCCGAATTGTCCCTGCATCCGGCCGATCTGAGCATGGCGCAGTACGCACTTCGCAAACCTAAGCGTGAGGAGCCGAGCTCCAACGTCGTGCGTCTTCCCATCCCGCCACGGAGAGTGAAATGAGCAAGAAGACTTTCTATGTCGTCCAGCCGTTTGAGACTGGTAAGCGTGGTGCGATCAAGGCCGGTATCCCAATGGAGGTGCGGTCTGCTGAGGATGCTGAGCGCGTGGCCAGGCGGCTCAGTCTGGTCAAGCTCGGAGCGGTCGCCTTCTCTCGAGAAGTGGACCACGAGAGCGACGATGCCGACGAGCCGATCCTGATCGCTTCGTTCGGCAAAGTGCCGGAAGGAATGTTGGGCGGCTCGTGAAAACGGTTCGCCAAGGTGTTGCGCGCAGCAGTGCTACCTGATGCCAGCTATGGCTTGCATTTGACATGGACGGCGTAAGTTCGCGCAGGCCGCCCCGTACCGTACGTCCCGGTTTCGATCGTTGTCTCGCCAGCGATGCGCCCCTGGGGGCACTGTGTGCTTAGCAGATTGAGGGCAGTTTTCTCCCGTGTGGCGCGATCATCGGGATTGTATCCGAAATCAACGGTGTTCCGGATTAGTACCGTGAAGTCGGCGTTTGGTTCAGCCGATGGCGTGACACGAACGGAGCCATCTGTTTCCAGCAGGCGCAACTGCATCTGACTGCCAGCGCACGCCGTCATCAGGAGAGGGGCCAAAACTGCAAGCATTCCGGTGGTGCATTTGCGAGGTGTCATGTCTTGGCCCGATATTCTGTCATGCATTGATCAACGCGAGCTGCCGCTCCGCCAACGTACCGGTCGCGTCACATCGACGACAAGGGCGATGATTTCCACCGTCTTGCCGTCATCGGCTTGCAGATTTGTGTCCACCAAGATCGGCTTGTAGCGAGGATCAGTCGAGCGAGGATGAAAGGTGTAGCCGTCATCGCGCACCTCGAGCTCCTTGACGGACCATTCCCGCATCTGTCCGTCGGCGGACCTGCGCTCGATCACGACGGCCATGCCGTTCTGCAGCTTCTCGTTGATGTCTTCGAAGGCCGGGCCGCTGACCCGGGAACCGTCGGGGATCGGAGGATCGAAGGCATTCATGGAATTGCCGCCGACGTCGAAGACCAGAGTTCGCGCCCGGGGGTAGCGCGGGTCCCTCTGCGCCAGGACCTCATCAGGATCCTGGTTTTCGAGTTCGTCAACCTCCTGGAAGAGGCCGGCGCTAACCTGGCCCGAAAGAGGCGTCGAGACGAGGGCGGCGCGGACTGGGCGGGCTTCGTCCACCGGTTCGTCTTCCAGAACCGACTTCGCCAACTCCATTAGCTTCACGTAGCTTTCGCCGCGAGGAAAGCTCTTGCCGGCAGCCCATCGAGTGACCGCCGGCTGGCTGACGCCCATGGCATCGGCCATATCCTGATGGATCCAGCCCTTCGCCTTCAAGATTGCGTTCACTGTCGCGGCGACATTCATATTACCGCCATACGTGAGTGCATTAGCAAAATCCAATGCGTGAGTGTATGATGGACTTGTCTTTCTCATGCACATGAGTATGTTCATGCGCATGAACCAGATGCTTCTCATCCGCAAATCGGTGCTCGACGTATCTCAAGCGGCGCTTGCCGCCATAGCTGGCACGTCGCAGGCGACCGTTTCCCGATGGGAAAAGGGAGATCTGCATCCGGACCGGTCACAAATGGCGCTCATCCGCGCAGAAGCCCTGAAACGCGGCCTCCAGTGGAACGACGCGTGGTTCTTTGAAGCCCCCGAACACATGGGCGAAGCCCGCTCCCCGCAGGGTGGAGCGTCGTGATGGGCGCCTTCATCATTGTCTTCAAGATGGACGGCGAAGATCTCAACCTTGCCACCCGTCACATCGGCCCGTTCCCTACATACGACGCAGCCTGTGACGTGCTCGGCAAGCTGCCGGCGCCGGTCAATGGCGGGCACAAGTACGTCCAGCAACTGGAGCAGCCGCAGTCCGAAGAATGCCGGGTGCGCGCCGACGTCAGCTTTGATCAGTCAATGTCTCAACGGATGGGCTTGATCCATCGAGCAAATCGTACTTTGCGGCGGTGATCAGCTTCATGGCCCAGTCAATTGCCAGAACTTGCAGGTCTGATACCCGCGTTTCAGCCGCCCACCTCCTGCATGAGGATCGCCTGCGCCATGCCGGCGATCTCCATCAGTTCAACGTCTCCGCTGTACCCAGCATGCGCTTCGAGCTGTTGCAGCGTCCTCACCGGGTCGCCTCTGCCAAGGCAGACCACATAGGCGAGGATCGCCGCCGCCACCGACTTCGTCATTCGTCACGTCCTCTTCCGCAGCGGCGGGCCTGCCAGCTCGCTGGTGCTGCACATGTTCGTTCGTTCCCGGCCGCACTTCCCTCGCGGCGTACCTTGGCGCCCGGTCTCGCCGTCCATGCTGATGATCGGGCGCTGCTCTCTCATTCCCTGCGAACTCCTCTGTCCAACCGCTTCCGTGTTCTCAGAGGAGCACGGAAGACTTGGCAGATTCATCCATCGGTGATGGACAAATGATCCATCTGAAGCCCCTTCGTGACGAAGACTACGCCGCGGCGCTGGTCATCCGCCTGGAGAAGGCGGAGGCGGCGCGCACCGGCCTTTCAGTCTCAGAAGTCCGCCCCATCGTGGCGCGTCATGTCGGCCTCGCCGTCGGCACGCTGGAGAACATCCGCCGCCGGCGCATCAAGGCGATCAAAGCTCATGTCTACAGAACGCTCCTGGCGGCCGCCGACAGGTGGCTCTGTGCCGAAATCGCCAAGCTCGAGCACGAGCGAGCTGTCATTGCGGCACAAGCTGGCCACAGCTCGACACGCGACCTGGCGGAGGTGGATGCGCACATTGCGGCGGCTCGTGCCGCGTTGGGTGCGGAGGCGCGCCGATGAATAGGCGGGGGCCCTACCGCATCCGCCCATGGCCGGCCGGTATGGATGATGCCCTGACCGAGATGATGGCGCGCGACATGACCTTCGTCGCCGCCTCCCGCGAGCTCAGCGCGCGATTCCAGCGCATATCGCCATGTGCCGTCGCAGACCGCGCCCGTCGCCTTGGGCTTGCCTTCGATCCCATGGATGCCGGCAGGACCGCCGTCAATTGTCAGCAGGCCGGCACAGATCGATTGCTGGCCGCGTTGCGCAGCGAGCACCGATGCCCGCCGCCGGATATCCGGCCTCACATCCTCGATCGCGCTCGCTTCGATTGGCGACGGCAGATGGCCGGCCCGTCGGGGATCAGCTCGCCCGCGGCCTGCTGCCTCGAGGGCTGAAGGGCCGCTTCATCCCGGCGCCCGCCCTGGCTCCGGACCTTCTTCGGCATAGGGCCGCACGCGGCCGGGAGAGAACGCATGTCCGACATACCCAACGATCAACCCTTGTCCGACGCCGCGGCCGGCTTCGCCAAGGAGCAGCTGAAATCCTTCATCGAGCGCATCGAGCGTCTCGAGGAAGAGAAGAAGACCATTTCCGAGGACATCAAGGAGGTGTTCGCCGAAGCCAAGGGAACCGGCTTCGACGTCAAGGCGCTGCGCGAGATCCTGAAGATCCGCAAGCAGGACGCCGACCAGCGCGCCGAGCACGAGGCGATCCTTGACCTGTACCTTCAGGCGCTCGGCATGGTGGGCGCGTAGCCATGAGCGGCGCGCGTCGACCAATTCAGCCCATTGGAGTGCCGGGCATCGAACCTGGTGGCGAGCCGGAGCTGGCGCAACAGCCGGAATTCCGGTGGGTCGATCCGACGACGCTGTTCGTCGACGAAAGCTACCAGCGCAATCTGTCGGAGCGGTCCGTACACCTCATCCGCCGCATCGTGGCCGACTGGGACTGGCGGCGGTTCAAATGTCCGATCGTTGTCGAGACGCCGGAAGGCTTTGACATCATCGACGGCCAGCACACCGCGATCGCCGCGGCGACGCACCCGGCCATATCGTCAATCCCGATCATGATCGTGGAGGCGGATAGCCGCGCGGCGCGGGCGTTGGCCTTCATCGGCCATAACCGCGACCGGATCGCGGTGACCGCCACCCAGATGCACTTCGCGGCGGTGGCGGCTGAGGATCCCGACGCCATGACCATCGACCAGGTGTGCCGGCGCGCGAACATCCGGGTGCTCCGCGTGCCACCCGGCAGCGGCTTCTTCAAGCCCGGCGACACCATGGCGGTAGGCGCCATCGGCAGGCTGATCAACCGGCGCGGTGCCATGAAGGCGCGGCAGATGCTCGAAATACTCGGCGCCGCGCGCATGGCGCCGGTCAGCGCCGCGGCGGTCAAGGCCGTCGAGATGTTGCTCACCGATCCCGAGTACAGCGGCGAGGTGACACCGGATGCCATCCGCGACGTCATCATGACGCTCGGGCCCGAGGCGGAGAAGGAGGCAAAGATGTTCGCCGCCGCTCATTCCGTGCCGCTCTGGCGCGCGCTGGGCGTCATCTGGTTCAAGAGGCAGTCGCGTGGACGCAAACGCACGAGCTGATGCGCTCGAGGCGGAGAACGACCGCCTCCGGCAGCGCATCGATCAATTGGAAGCGGTCCTCGGCGTCACCTTCCCCGCGCCGGTCGAGTGGCGTTTGACCAGGAGCGAGGCCTGCGTCTGCGGCGTGCTGCTCAAGCGCGAGCTCGCCACCAAGGCCGCGGTGATGGCCGCTCTCTATCGGGCGGACGGCCGTGATGAGCCCGATACCAAGATCGCCGACGTCTTCATCTGCAAGATCCGCAAGAAGCTGACGCCCTTCGGCATCGTGATCACGACGCGGCACGGACTTGGCTGGGAACTGCGCGGCCGAGCCGAACTCGCCCGATCGCTGGGATTGACGCCATGACGGGCCGGATCCTGCCGAACCTGCTCAACCCGCTCGACCGACCGTCCGTGGTGCCATTCCCGGCGCCGGCGCGGCGCGGCCCGCGGGAGAAGCTGCCTGCCGCGGAGCTGCGCCAAGCCTTCGAGGCCGACAAGTCCGATGCCGAGATTGCGGAGGAATTCGGGTGCTCGCGGCAGCTGGTCGCCATGAAACGGGCGAAGCTCGGGCTGAGGCGCCGGGCGAAGGGGGGCGAGAAGCGCCCGCCAAGCCGCTTCGCCCCTAAGACGGCAACCGAACGGTCCGTCCGGATCCCGCCCGTCGACCATCCCGCACTGAGCGAGGACCGGACCATCTACCCAGCGACCGTCACGCCGGTCGACAGATTGCTGAACGTGCTCGTCTCGGGTGTCAACCACTGGAAGATCGGTGGCGCGATCGCCAAGGGCGCCTGGGCCGGCTTCCCGGTCTACACACTCACGCTGGAAGAGAGGGCGACCTGCCCGGATAGCTGCCGGCATTGGCGCAGCTGCTACGGCAACAACATGCACCACGCCAAGCGGGTGCAGGCCGGCAGGGCGTTGGAGGATCGCCTCGGGCATGAACTCGCGGTGCTTCAGTCGCGTCATCCGGCCGGCTTCGCGGTGCGCCTGCACGTGCTCGGCGACTTCTACTCGGTCGCCTATGTCGACCTCTGGGCGGCGTTCATCGACCGATTTCCGGCGCTGCATGTCTTCGGCTTCACCGCTCGCATCGACGGCCGTCGCGATCCCATAGCTTCCGCACTGGTGCGGCTGGTGCTGGCGCGCTGGGATCGCTTCGCCATTCGCTTCTCCAATGCGCCGGTGGACGAGTGCGCCACCGTCACCGTCGAACATCCCCGCCAGGTCCCCGCCGACGCCGTGCTGTGCCCGCAGCAGGTCGGCAAGACCGATTCCTGTTCCACCTGTGCGCTGTGCTGGCAAAGCCGCCGGCGCATCGCCTTCCTGCAGCATTGAGGTGCCGGCATGGATCTCTCCAACTCCCCCGGCCACCTCCGACATCCCGGCGACCAGGGCAGGCATTCGGGTGACCGAATGAGCCAGATCCCCTGGAAAGCCGACGTGTGGCAGACCGGCGCCAAGCGCACGGCCGAAGAGCGCAGGGCCATCATCATGTTGCGCGGCACGTGCACGTCCTCGGAAGTCGCAAAGCGGTTCGGCATGACCCGCTCGGCGGTGTGCGGCGTGTGGTTCCGGGCTCGGAGGAAGCCCTCTTGATGACCCGCCCCATCGATCTCGGCCCGTTCGAAGGCATGTCGCCCGGCTATCGCGTGATCTGCATCGACGCGCCGCACAAGTTCGTCGCCGGCACCAAGCGCCGGCCGCAGCACTACAAGCGGATGACCGATGACGACATCGCCGCGTTGCCGGTGCGCGCCCTGGCAGATCCTGCTGGTTGCTGGCTGTTCTTCTGGACGACGGGGCCGAAGCTGCCGAAGGCCTTCACCATCCTGAAGGCCTATCGCTTTCGCTATTCCGGCATGGGCTTCGTCTGGCTGAAAACGCATCTGCGGTTCGGCCGCGCCGGCGAGCCGCTCTTCTATCCGCGCAACTGCTTCCATGTCGGGCAGGGCTACACGACGCGGAAGAATGCCGAGTTCTGCCTGCTGGCGAGGATAGGCAAGCCGAAGCGCCTCAGCGCCAGCGTGTTCGAGGTGATCCTGTCGGCGCGGCGCGAGCACAGCCGAAAGCCCGAGGAGTTCTACGAACGGGTGCAGAAATTCGCGCCCGGCCCCTATGTCGAGATATTCGCCCGCCAGCGCCGGGAGGGGTGGGACTGCTGGGGCAATGAAACCGACAAGTTCGGCGAGGTGGCGGCATGACGCGCGAGCGACTTCCGGACCGCCGCTCCTCCGAGGCCTTCGAGATCGTGGTTGCCGGCATCCGCTACACCGTGACCTTCGGCTATTACGACGACGGCCGTGTCGGCGAGGTGTTCATCGACGGCACCAAGATCGGCTCGGATGCCGAAATCTTCGCGTCCGATGCAGCTGTAAGCATCTCACTGGCGCTCCAGCACGGCGTCACGCCGGAGACGCTACGCAAGAGCATCCGGCAGAACGCCGCCGGCGCCTCGCTGGGCCTTGTCGGCATCCTCCTCGACCGCATCCTTGAAGGAGGCGCGAGGTGACGCTGACCGGAGGGACGATTCCGATCTATCGCACGCTCACCGGCGTCCGGTTTCCTCTCCACGATGAGAAGGAGCTCCAGGCGGCCATGGCAGAGCGCTTCACTTCGGCCGGGCTGGAATTCCGCCGCGAGGTGACGCTCGCCCCGGGCGACATCGTGGACTTCATGATCGGCGGCACGGCTGTCGAAGTGAAGATTAAGGGCCAGCGCCGCGCCATCCTGCGCCAATGCGAGCGCTACGCCGCCCACGAATGTGTCAGCGCCGTTCTGCTGGTGACCAACGTCGCGATGGGCTTTCCCCCGGCGCTCGCCGGCAAGCCGACGGCCGTCTTCAATCTGGGGAGGGCCTGGCTGTGATCCGCACCTATGGGCAGATAGCCTTCGACGGCGCGCGCTGGCGCATGGAGAAGCTGGAGCCGCATGTCGCCATCCGGCTCAAGGCCATGTTCCCACACATCCACAAGGGCTCGGCCGGGCCGTTCTTCTTCCCCGCGACGGAAGCGACCGCGACGGACCTCGAATGGTTCCTGCACCGCTATCCCATGGACATCGCCGATGCCGACCGCGAGCGCCTGCTCGGCGGCTGCCGGGCCTTCGCCACGGCACGCGACGATGTCGAGCGGATCCTCATGCCGGATTGGTCTCCGCCGGCGGCGGCCGGCTTCCGGGAGGGCAGGGAACTCTATCGCTATCAGGCGCAGGCCGTAGAGCTGGCGAGGCTCAAGAAGCGCCTCCTGCTTCTCGATGACGTCGGGCTCGGCAAGACCGTGTCGGCGCTCGGCGCGCTGGTCGATGGCGAGCACCTGCCGGCGGCCATCGTCGTGCAGCCGCACCTGCGCACCCAATGGGTGAAGGAATACATAGAGAAGTTCACCCACCTGCGCGCGCACATCATCAAGGGCGGTCGCCCCTACGACCTGCCGGAGGCGGACATCTACGTCTTCAGCTATTCGAACATCATCGGATGGGTCGACGTCGCCAGGACCGGCCTGTTCAAGGCCGTCGTATATGACGAGGTGCAGGAGCTTCGTCACGGCCGGAAGACCGGCAAGGGCAGCGCCGCGGCGATATTCACCGCGGCGGCCGGCTTGCGCATCGGCCTCTCGGCGACGCCGGTCTACAATTACGGCGGCGAGATCTTCAACGTCGTCGAGGCCATCGAGCCGGGTGCGTTGGGCGCCCAGGACGATTTCATCCGCGAGTGGTGCACCGGCAAGAACGGCAAGTGGATCGTCAAGGATCCCGATGCGCTCGGCACCTATCTGCGCGAACTGCAGCTGGTGCTGCGGCGCGAGCGCACCGGGGCGCCAATCAACACCCTCACCGTCGAGGTCGACTATGACGAAGAGGTCGAGGCCGACGCTCTGTCATTGATGCGCACGCTCGCCATGAAGGTCGTGTCCGGCAGCTTCGCCGAGCGCGGCCAGGCGGCGCGCGAGCTCGATGCCTTCGCCCGCATGGTGACCGGCACCGCCAAGGCCCGCCATGTCGCCGCCTATGTCCGCATGCTGCTGGAAGCCGGCGAGCCGGTGCTGCTGGCCGGCTGGCACCGCGACGTCTACGACATCTGGCTGAAGGAGCTGAAGGATTTCAAGCCGCGGCTCTACACCGGCACCGAGAGCACCACCCAGAAGGACAAGGCGAAGGCGGCGTTCATCAGCGGCGAGACCGACCTGATGATCATCTCCCTGCGGTCCGGCGCCGGTCTCGACGGCCTGCAGCATCGCTGCCGTACCGTCGTCATCGGCGAGCTCGATTGGTCGCCCAAAGTGCATGAGCAGATCTTCGGCCGCCTCGATCGCCCAGGCCAGACGCGGGAGGTCACCGGCATCTACCTGCACGCCAATGGTGGCTCTGATCCGCTGGTGGTGTCGACGCTCGGGCTCAAGTCCAGCCAGGCGCAGGGCATCGTCGATCCCGGCAAGGGCATCGTCCAGGTGCATTCCGACGACAGCCGCATCCGCGCGCTTGCCGAGAGTTACCTCAGCCGGAGGGCGGCAGAGTGACGGAGCAATTCGCACTCACCACTCCTCCCGGCCCAAAGCGTCCCCGTGTCCGTCGTGGTGGATGGTCTTGGGGGCCGGTCGAAGGCGCCAATCTGCGCGTCATGTCGAACGGCGGCGGCATTCAGTCCTCGGCGTTGATCATGATGATGTGCGTCGGCGAACTGCCGTGGGTCGACCACATCATCAACGCCGATCCCGGTGACGAGAGCGAGGCGACCTATCGCCACCTCGAATGGCTCGACGCGCAGGTGCGTCGCTACAGCAACGGCCGTGTGGAGACGCACACCGTCAGCCGAGGTGGCCGGCTGTCCGATCGCATCCGCAATCGGGCAGCCGGGCGCGGCGTGCTCAACAATGATCGCTTCGTCTCTGCGCCATTCTTCACCTCCGGCGGCAAGGACGGTCGTGGTGGGCAGGGAAAGCGCCAGTGCACGCGCGAGTTCAAGATCGAGCCGCTGGAGAAGAAACAGCGCGAACTGCTTGGCTATGCGGCGCGCCAGCGCATCCCGGCCGGTTCGTGCGAGGTTTGGATCGGCATTTCGACTGACGAAGTAGTGCGCGCAGGGGCGGCCTTCACGTCATGGACTGTGAACCGCTATCCGCTGTTAGAAAAGCGGATGTCGCGGCGCGATTGCGTGTCGTGGCTGGAAGGCCACGGCTTTCCCGTGCCGCCCAAGAGCGCATGCATCTACTGCCCCTACAAGACGAATGCGGAATGGCGCTGGCTTCGCGACAACGACCCGAAGGCATGGGCGGACGCGGTCGAGATCGACCGCCTGATCCGCACCACGCCCGGCATGCGCGAGCAGGAGTTCCTGCATCGGGATCGCGTTCCTCTCGATCAGGTCGACCTGCGCACCGACGAGGAAGCCGGCCAAGGCATGCTTATGGTCTGCGAAGCGGGGTGCGGGTTATGAGCCACCTCACCCTTGTTCCGCTGTCCCTCGATGAGGCGAATGCCTTTGTCGATCAGCACCATCGTCACAATGATCCGGTCGTCGGTCACCTCTGGTCGACCGGTGCGGAATTGGATGGGCGGCTCGTTGGCGTGTCCATCGTTGGCCGCCCGGTCGCGCGGCATCTTCAGGATGGCCTGACCGTGGAGATATTGCGCGTGGCGACCGATGGCACCCGGAACGCGGTGTCATTCGTTAAGGGCGCCGCCTGCCGAGCGGCATTCTCACGCGGGTTTCGCAAGGTAGTCACCTATACGCTGGCCAGCGAAGGCGGTTCATCCCTCCGCGGGGCAGGCTTCCGCGTCGTCGGCAAGGTCAAGGGTCGCCACTGGAACACGCCCTCGCGACCGCGCGAAGAGGGACCTCTGTTCGACAAGTTGCGCTGGGAGGCGTCCCAGTGATCATCCGCCGCCGCTACAACCGAAACTTCACCGTGCTGCCGAACGCCGTGGTGGAAGACGACCGCCTTTCGCCAGAGGCGCTCGGCGTGCTTGTCTATCTGCGCAGCCGGCCAGAGGCGTGGAACGTCGAGCTGTCGCACCTCAGCGAGCGGTTTCGCATCGGCCGGGACAAGACGCAGCGCGTCGTTGCCGAGTTGGTGGATGCCGGGTGGATAAAACGAGAACGCACGCGCGACCCCGTCACTAGGGCTTTCAACGGGATCGACTATGTTGTGTATGACGAACCGAACGACACTACGGATAGTGCTTCCGAGGTCAACTCGGAGACCGAGCCACAGCCTGAAAATCCGGTTGTGGCTCATCCGACACCTAAGTACCGGCCACAGCCTGAAAAGCCGCGCGCGGCAAAGCCGGTTGTGCATATAGAAGAAGCAAATACGGAAAGAGAGAAAATATCCCCCATAGCCCCCAAGGGGGCGGTTGGCGGGATAGACACCGATCGGGATGAGGAGTTCGAGGCGTTCTTCGCTCGATATGCTCCGCCTCCAACGGCGTCGAAGGTCACGGCGCGGCGACGTTGGCGAAAGCTCTCGCCCGATGATCGGCAGAAGGCGATGGCGTCGATCGAGCCATACCGTTCCGCTTGCCGCTCGGAGCGGCCCAAGGCACGCAAGATGCTTGACCCGTCGGCCTATTTGAGTCGGCGCATCTTCGACAATTTCAGCACCGGATCCGTCGTTCGGCCCCCCGACAGCCCGGCCGTGGCAGCACTTCGGCGCACCCTGTCGCCGGGCTTCTCCGGCGGCGTTCTGGTGGAGCATGGAACGGGTGCTTGGGCGGCATGGCAGGCAGTAGCCAGCGAGGCTGGATTTCCGCTGCGGGCCATTGTGTACCGCGCCGCGCCATTCGCCGGCCGTGACCGCGAGGTCACAGGTCGCTACTTGCCGAGTGAATGGCCGCCGAGCCGCGACGGGCCTGACCTGCTTCAGCGGGCGGCAGGGGATTCAGCGTGATGTGGGGGAGTTCGATGGCCAAGGGTCGGAAGCGCAAGATGGGCAAGAGGACGCCGAGCGGAAAGCTCTCCGAATCCACCGACGAGCGGGCGAAGCGCGGTCTCGGCGATGTCCGGTCCGTCGTCATGAGCCAGCCGCATCGCGCCGGGCTCGGCAAGGACCGTCGAATGGACCAGCGCGCCGCCACCGCCATCGGCCGGCTGTTCATGACCGGCCGGATCGACGAGGCGGAATATTGGGCGGCGGAGCGGTGGTTTCGGCTGATCGGGGAATTCCACCAGATCATGGCCACGCCGATCACCACCACAACGGTCCTGGGCACGATGGCGGCGGGTGACCGAGGTGACCGTGACGGCGACGTCGGAGCGGCGGAGCGTCCGGAAACCGAAGAGGAACGGCGCGAGCGCGTGCTCGGTCACCACGGCTCGGCGATGAACATCCTCCGAGGGACGTCTGATCACCGTGCCGTGTTCCGGACGCTGGAAGCCGTCGTGCTCTATGATTGCCCCATAGGCGGCGAGGCCGAGCTCATCGTGCTGAAAGAGGGCCTGTCGGCGCTGGCGCGGTTCTGGCGCCTGCGGTCGCCGCCCAAGGCAGACGAGGAACTCCCCGTCCGCGTGGCGGGGCACCGATACGATAGGCCGGTGTGGCCGCATGAGGAGCGAATCGTGAATATTGTGGCGCACGACGCGTCGGACCCGGAACCAGCGCTGGACAAAAGCGGGTGAATCAGTCGTAATTGCCGACGAAATTCATGATCGCAGCGAATTACGCCCGGTGGCCAGATGGCTTGCCGGGCGTTTTGTTGTTGGGCAGGAGCTCCGATGCTCTTGGCTTCATAGTTGACCGGCGACGTGGAAGGGCACGCGGAGACGCAAAGCCCCCGACTGACGCAGCGAAACGGCACAGGTCCGCACCCGTATTCGGCGCGGGTCAACGGCGCAAACCTGTGTGAACCGCCTCCGAGTGCACAGGAGCCGGAACGCCACGCCTAAGCCGGGTTTGCCCGGCCCGGTCATTCATTTTCCGCGACGATGTCATCTATCCGCAGGCCGAGCGCATTGGCGATCTTCTTCAGCGTGGCAACATCGCCCGTCTTCTTGCCGCTCTCGATCTCAGAGAGGAAGCCTTGACCCACGCCGGTGGCGCTGGCCAGCGCGGCTTGGGTCAGGCCGCGCTTCTTGCGCCAGAAGGCGAGCGGGGTAGCGGCGGCGAGATAGGCGTCCATATCCTCGTCGGCGATCAGCGCCTCGGTGCCGGCCTCGATGCGGGAGAGCACGGCGCCAGCGGCGCGGGCGTCGGCGGCATCCTCGCTGGCGGCAACAAGGGCGTCATATTCGGGGCGGGAGAGGATCACGATGTCCTCGCCGGCCGGGCTCTTGGTCATGATGGCGGTCATTGGTTCCTGTCCCTCTCAGTCGTAGATGCCGCCACGCGGGCCGATATCGAGCACGGTAACGGTGGTGGCGGTTTCGGTGAAGATCACCCGGAAGTCGCCCACCCGCAGCCGCCGCGCCTCAACACCCGTGAGGATGATGACGTTGTTCGCCAGCGAGGCCGGGTCGGCGGCGTACTGTGCGACCTTGGCGCGGATCGCAGCGGCCCGGTTGCCGTGGCGCTTGAGGGCCTTCGCTGCGGTGGAGGTGTAAGCGACCTGTTTCATGAGGTAAATATCGCATAAAGCGATAATCTTGTCAATCGCTAATAGAGATATTCAGTGCATTTCATGGCACGAAACAGCTACTACGGCACCCCTCATTGGCGGGCTCTGAAGCGCGCGACACATGAGCGGGATGGCTGGCGGTGCGTCGTGCCGGGCTGCGGCTCTCGCGAGAGTATCGTCTGCGACCACATCCAGACACGGCCAAACGTTGATCATCCGACGTCATTCGATGTGTTGTCCAACACCCGCACGCTGTGCGGCAACCACGACCGCAAGGTGAAGGAAACGGCTGGCGGTGCCCGGCGCGGGGGTGGCGCGCTGTTCGTGCAGGGCACCGACGAACGCGGTCGACCGCGTGACCCGGCGCACCCGTGGAACCGCCGCCGGCCCTGACCGGCAGGCCGCAGGCAGCCACGAAGGGGGGAGGGTCCGATCTTCGGGGGGATCGGGGCCCTGACCGTCCGGGGCCTTCATTCGCACTGCGAGCAGATTTTGGAAGGGGGGTATCGGCCACCCCCATAGGGGGTGAGGATGACGTTTACCTCCATAGACGGCGCGCCGCCCGAGCCCGACTGGACGTCGCTGTTCACCGACGAGCTCGATATCGCGATCGCTCGTGATCGTTGGGCGATCGTTGTCCGCGAGATGCAGGAAGCGGGGACGCTGGTTCTCGCGAACGATCACGCGATCCGCCGCCTGGTGGATTTCAGCGTCCAATATGAGCGCGCCTCGCGGCAGGTCTGCGAGATGGGGACGATCCAGAAGGCTCGTCGCTCGAAAGTGCCCATGCCAAGCCCCTATTGGACCGTGATGCGCCAGGCGGGCGAGGAAATCCGCGTGCTCGAAATCGAGCTCGGCATTTCTCCTGTCCGGCGTGGCAAGGCGCAGAAGGTGCAGCGTGCCAAAAAAGCCCCGCGCGCGGCGGACAGCTACCTCCGTCAGGTCAAATGATCCGACGACGGATTGGGCCCGCGATGTCCTCGCCGGCCGAATAGTCGCCGGCGAACTGGTCGGCGGCGCTGCGGAGCGGCACCTGCGAGACCTGCGGGACGGCGAAAAGCGGGGGCTGATCTGGCGACCGGATAAGGCGGCGCACGCGCTGGGCTTTTTCCCCGCCATGCTGAGCGTGACGGCCGGGACCGCGGCGGGGAAGCCGTTCCACCCTCTGCCATGGCATGTGTTCTGTGGCGGTAGCATCTTCGGCTGGCGCAAGGCCAGCGGCCGGATGAGGTTCCGGTCTGCCTGGCTTGAGACAGGTAAGGGGCAGGCGAAATCGCCGTTCATGGCGGCGATCGGCCTCTATCTCATGGGCTGGTACGGCGTGCCGCGCGCCGAGGTCTTCGCCATCGGCCAGGACAAGAACACGGCGAACGTCCTGTTCAAGGATGCCGTCGCGATGTGCCGGGCGCCGATTCCGCCGGGAGAGGACGAAGACGACACCCTGGAAAATCAGGAGGAGGGGGGCGTTGTCATCCGTGGCGAAGGGGACAATGCGTGGAAGATCGAGCATCCGGCCACGGGTTCGAAGTTCCTGTCGCTGGCCAATGGCGAGGCCATCTCCGGCCCTCGACCGATCGCGGTGCTGGCGGACGAAATCCACGAGTTCAAGCGCAATACGTCGATCGAGATTTGGAAGAACGCCATCGGCAAGATGCCGGGCGATGCGATCATGATCCTTGGCACCAACACGCCGAGTACCAACCAGATCGTCGGGACGGAATACAGCGAGTTCTACCAGAAGGTCGCGCGCGGCGAGTTCCGCGATGATGAGGCCTTCGCCTTCATCGCCCGCGTCGACAAGGCGGATCGGGAGACTGTTTTCGACAATCCCGATTGCTGGCCGAAATCGTTGCCGGCCCTCGGCGTGACGTTCCCTCGCGAAAACATCGAGGGGATGGTTGCGACGGCGAAGCAGCTGCTGTCCACGGCAATGTCCGTGAAGCGGCTGTACTTCGGCATCCCGATCGGCGCGACGGATTTCTGGATCGCCGAAGATGCCTGGCAGGAGGTTCAAGGAGTCGTCGACGTTCCCGCATTGCGTCGTTACCGCTGCTGGCTCGCGCTCGATCTGTCCGACAAGAACGATTTCACCGCCCTGACGGCGGTGTGGATCGACGATGACGGGCTGTTGTTCGCAAAGACCTGGTACTGGACGCGCAAGCGGGGCCTCGCCGACCGCGCACGCGAGGACCAGGCGCCCTATGAAGAGTGGGTCGAAGCCGAGTTCCTGACGGCCGTGGACGCGCCGATCATCGACAAGACCTTCGTCGCCGCAGAGGTGCGCCGCCTCTGCGCCGAGCACGATGTGCAGTTCCTCGCCTTCGACGCGGCGAAGATGGAGGACTTCGAACAGGCCTGCCTCGATATCGGCTTTCCTGTATGGCGCTGGAAGGGGCCGAACAAACCGAGAGGCCGCGGACTGATGCTTGTCCAGCATGCTCAGGGCAAGCGCGTCATGTTCGAAGACAAGCAGTTGTGCATGCCGCGCTCGGTGGAGCGCCTTGAGGACCGGATCCTGTCCGGCACGATCGTCATCGAGCAGTCGCCGGTCACCACATCGTGCGCCGCTAACGCGCAACTGGACAGCGACGGTCAGAACAACAGGGCCTTCGACAAGGCACGCTCGCGCGGGCGTATCGACGGCCTTGTCACCATCGCCATGGCCGTCGGCGCCGCCGATACCGAGTTGAAGCTGCCAGGCAAATCGTTCGCGGATTCGGAAGATGCCGTCGATCGCCTGCTTGCCGACGATGCGGAGTGACCATGGCCGAACCCTCTCCGCGCCGCCTCGCCACCATGTCGTTCCTGTGGGACATCGTCGGCCTATCGGGCGCCGGTCTGGTTGTTGGTGGGATCGCCATGATGCACGTGCCATCCGCCTGCATCGCCGGCGGCCTCGCACTGATCGGCCTGGCGATCCGCGGCGCGAGGCGGTTCTGATGCGCGGGATCCTGTCGACGCTCTTCGGTGCCGAGCAGAAGGACCACAGCTCCTACGGTTCTGCGGAGGATGTGTGGCGCGACCTATTCGGCGGCCACCAGTCGCAATCCGGAGTTTCGGTGACGTGGAAGCGCGCCCTGGAAGTCACGACTGCCCTGCGCTGCGCGACGATCATCGCCGAGGGCATCTGCTCAGTTCCGTTCAAGGTCTATCAGAAGGTCACCGTCGACAATCGGGTAGAGCGTCGGGAGGACCAGGCGCACGCACTAACCGACATCATGTCGACCGAGCCGAACGAATGGCAGTCCGGCTTCGAGTTTCGCGAAACCATCGGCCTGCACCTTGCCCTGTGCCAGAACGCCTATGTCTTCGTGAACCGCGTTCGTGGTGACATAGCCGAGCTCATTCCCTTCGAGCCTGGCCGGGTGGAGGTGACGCAGAACCGAGATTGGACGCTGAGCTATACCGTGACGGCGCCAGATGGTGAGCGGCAGGTGTTCCCGGCCGGCGCCATCTGGCACATCAAGGCGCGCGCCTGGAACGGCTATATGGGGCTGGAAACCCTGCGCCTGGCACGTGAGGCGCTGGGGCTGGCAATCTCGACCGAGGCGAGCCACGCCCGGATGCACGTCAACGGCGCCCGGCCGAGCGGCGTTCTCTCCGTCGACGGCCCGCTCGAGGAAGCTCAGCTCAAGGTCTACCGCAAATGGATCGAGGCCCATTACAGCGGGGTCCGGAATACAGGGCGCACGCTCATCCTGGATCGGGCCGCCAAGTGGCAGTCGCAGCAAATGTCCGGCGTCGATGCCCAGCATCTGCAGACGCGCGGCTTCCAGATCGAGGAGGTGTGCCGGGCGATGGGCGTGCTGCCGATCATGGTGGGCTACACCGGTGACAAGAACGCAACCTTCGCTTCGTCCGAGCAGCTCTTCCTTGCCCATGTGACGTACACGGTCCGACCGTGGCACCGCCGGCTGGAATCCAGCGCCGATCGCTGGCTGCTGACCAAAAAGGAGAGGCAGGCCGGCCGCTACATGGGGTTCGTCGATACGGAACTGCTGCGCGGCGACCATAAGGCCCGGTCCGAGTTCTACAAATCCGGCATCGACGCCGGATGGATGCTGCGCTCCGACGCCCGGCGCTTCGAGGACCTGCCGTATGTTGCCGGCCTCGACCGGCCGATCATGCCGGGCAATTTCGCCGTCGTGCAGGCCGACGGCACGCCGATCATGCCCGCCAAGTCTGAAACTGGGAAACCGAGCAATGACGCTTGAGCCGATCGAAGCGAAGTCGGACGGCCAGGCCCCGGGCCGTCTCAGTGTCGGATTCGAGGTGAAGTTCGCCGAGAACGCCCAAGACGGCACATTCTCTGGGTATGGCTCGATATTCGACATCGAGGACTATGGCGGCGACGTCATCAAGCGCGGCGCTTTCCGCGCGACGCTCAAGGAATGGTCCGCCAAGAACAAGCTGCCGAAGATGCTGCTCCAGCATGGCGGCGGCTGGGCCGGCTCCGCCAACGACATGGTGCCGATCGGCAAGTGGACGAAGATGTCGGAGGACGAAACCGGCCTTCGGGTCGAGGGACGGCTCTTCACCGAGAGCGAACGCGGCAAGATGATCTATGCCGCCATGCGCGAAGGAGAGCTCGACGGCCTGTCGATCGGCTATCGCGCCAAGGAATTCACTCTCGGCACCAAGCCGGACGAGCCTTACCGCACGATCAAGCGCCTCGATCTCATGGAAGTGAGCGTCGTGCTGTTCGGCATGAACCCGGTCGCCCTCGTCGATGCGGTGAAATCCGACATCGACGATCTCGCCACCCTTTCCGACGTCGAGAAGTTCCTGCGCGAGGCAGGCGGCTTCTCTCGGAAGACCGCCACCGCGCTCGTCTCGCGGGTGGCGCGCATCGCACAGCGTGAGGCTGGGGCGAGCAAGAGCCTGGATGACCTGCTGGAGCAAATCCGCTCCACCAGCAGCCGGATCCGATAACCCACCTCACAGGAGGGCGACATGCCCGAACTCGATGACGTGCTGAAGGATGTTCAGCGCGAAGTGAAGAAATTTGGCGACGACGTCGCCGGTCTCAAGTCGACCATGGAAAAGGACCTCAAGGAGGTCCGCGACCTCGCCGAGAAGGCCGGCGCCAAGCTGCTGGAGAGCCCGCAGTTCAAGAAGGACCTCGAGGCGCTCACCACCGGTATCGTTGCCAAGCACGATGCGATCGAGACCCAGGTCAAGAAGATCATCGAAGAGGCGAAGGCCGGCGCCGAGCGTCTCGATGATATCGAGAAGAAGCTGAACCGACCCGGCGCCGGCGGCGACATCGGCCAGAAACTGCTGGACGATGCCATCGCCTTCAAGCGCGTCGCGCTGTCCCGCCGCGGCGAGCTCAAGTCCACCACCGTGCTGACGCCGGAGACCGTCAATCGCGACGAGTACAAGGCCTATGCCGACATGTGGCCGACGCTGCTGCGCCGCGACGAGAAGGGCCTGTCGCCCGACGAATACAAGGCCCTGATGGTGGGCTCAGATCCGGACGGCGGCTTTCTCGTCCCGACGTCGACGTCCTCGCGCATCATCACCAAGGTCTACGAGACGTCGCCGATCGACGAACTCGCCACGCATGAGACGGTGTCGACCGATGCGCTGGAGATCCCGATCGACACCGACGAGGCCGGCGCCGGTTGGGTCGGAGAGACCGAGGCGCGCCCGGAGACCAGCACCCCGCAGGTCGGCGTGCAGCGCATCCCCGTCCACGAGCTCTATGCTAAGCCCAGGGCGACGCAGCAGCTGCTCGAGGATGCGGGCATCGACATCGAGGCGTGGCTGGGCCGCAAGGTGGCTGAGAAGTTCGCCCGCATGCGGGCGACGGCGTTCATCCTCGGCAATGGCATCAAGAAGCCGCGCGGCATCCTGACCTATCCGGCCGGCAGTGCCGGCGCGCGCGGCACCATCATGCAGGTGGCGTCGGGCCATGCGACGGCGCTGACCCCGGACGGCCTGGTCAACCTGATGTTCAGCCTGAAGGACCGCTATCTCGCGCGGGCCAACTGGCTGATGAAGCGCGGCACCGTCGCCTCGGTGATGCTCTTCAAGGACAGCCAGGGCCAGTACATCTGGCGTCCCGGCCTGCAGGAGGGCCAGCCCTCGATGCTGCTCGGCCATTCGATCCGCCGCGCGGACGATATGCCGGGCGTCGCCGCTGGCGCGCTGCCGGTGGCATTCGGCGACTTCGGCGCCGGCTACACCGTCGTGGATCGCCTCGGCATCCGCGTGCTGCGCGACCCGTATTCTTCGAAGCCGTTCGTCGAGTTCTACACTCGCACCCGTGTTGGTGGCGACGTCGTCGACTTCGAAGCCTACGCCCTGCAGGTGATTGGCCTTTAACGGTCGTCACCCGTCCCCGGCATTGGCGCGCCGGCACGATCGGCGCGCCGTCATCCCCGATCATCTCATTGGAGGACCCAGCCCATGCGGGACCTGATCTCGAACATCGACGCGAAGCGCGCCATTTCGCCGGCTGCCGCCGTCGCCGACAACACCGCCGTCGTCACCCAGATCCTGAACCGTCAGGGCGCGGAATCGGTCGCGCTGCTGATCATCACCGGCGCGCTGGCGGACGCCGACGCCACCTTCACCGTCACCATCGAGCACGGCGACCAGGCCAATCTGTCCGATGCGGCTGCCGTGCCGGCCGACCAGCTGAACGGCACGCTCGCAGCGGCCAGCTTCACCTTCGCCGCGGACGATGCCGTGCGGAAGATCGGTTATGTCGGCGGGAAGCAGTATGTCCGCGCGACCATCACGCCCGCGAACAACACCGGCAACTCCTTCATTGCGGCGGTGTGGCTCCTCGGCACCGTCAATCTGCGCCCCACGTCCAACCCGCCGAGCTGATCACGGCGCCGCTCGCGGGCGCCGCCATCACGTTTCGGGACCTGTAGGAGACCACTGCCATGCCGAGAATAGGCATCGTCCGCAAACCGTTCCCTTTCGCGCCCGACGGCGTGACGGTGGAACAGCTTTCCGCCGGCCAGACGCTCAACTTTCCGGACACGGTGTTCAACGGCCTCCGGGATGCCGGCTATATCGAGGCGGCGCCCGAGGATGATGGCGGGCAATCCGCTCTGAATGCCCGCATCGTGGCGGCGTTCGACCAGCGGCTCGCCGCGACCTCCGATGAGGAGTTGAAGTCTATCATCGCCCGGTCCGGCACGCCGTGGACCGGAAATCTGGTCCATGCGGCGATGGTCGGCGCGGCAAAGGAACAGCTGGTGCGCGAGATGGAGGGAGCGACTCCCATCCTCGGCATCGATCCCAATGCCGGCCTCACCGAACAGTCGCCATCCGTGCCTGCCACGCCGACACCGCCCTCGGCGCCGGCGGCTGTGGGCGGCGCGACGACGTCGACCGTCGAAATGAAAGCCGTGCACGCCGGGCGCGGTTCTTATTCGGTGATGCAGGGCGAGGACGTGCTAGATCTCGGCGAGAAGCTCACCAAGGCCGAAGCGGACGCCTTCAACGCGATGGACGTCGCCGGCAAGGCCGCCTTCATCGCCGGCCGCAAGGGCTGATGCGCCATGCTGACCGTCGTCACTCCCGCCGCAAGCCTGGTGTTGACGACGGTCGAGCGGGCGCGAGCGCTCGCGGAGTTCGGAAATCTGTCGGACGAAGAGGTCACGCTGCTGCTCCAGCACGCCTCTGCCGCGATTTCAGACTTCTGCAAGCGAATATTCTACCGCCAGACCTATCGGCAGACTTTTACGGACCGTGAGCTGGCCGATGGCGAGATCATGCTGGCGCAATGGCCGGTGACGAACATCGCCTCCGTCATCATCGACGGGACGTCTCTGGCACCGGATAGCTACCGGCAGGATGATCAGTGGCTTTGTCGCGTGGCTGGCGGCCGACCGCGCGCCTGGTGCGGCGTTTCGGCTGAAGTGATCTTCACCGCCGGATATTCGGTGCCGCCGGAGGCCGCCGCCACGTTGCCGCTGCCTGTTGAAAGAGCGGTTGCCTTGGAAGCGGCAGCCTATTTCGAAGGCGCCGATCGGGATGAACTGCTGAAGGCCGAGACGGTAGACGGCGTCGGGTCATTTTCCTATCGAGTCCCCAGTCCCGGCGATTCGTTGACCAGTCCGTCAGCTGCGCAGTTGCTCAAGCCGTACGCAGTTCCGCGGTTGGTGTAAGCCGATGACACCAGCGCAGGCGACTGCCTCCTATCGGCGCCAGCTGCGCCGCCACGGGGAGGATGTCGTGTTGCGCCGCGGCGGCACCGTGCCGGTCGAGCGGACGGTGAAGGCTCGGGTGCTCGGCTACGCGCCGGCCGACCTTGTCGGGCAGATCCAACAAGGCGACCAGCGCCTTATCGTGCTCGCCGAGGACGTCCCGCCGTTTCCGGTACCGTTCAAGGAACGCGGTGCCGATGGGATCGTCGTGCGCGGGCGCTACACGACCATCCAGGCGATCGATGACAACACGCGCCGCGTTGCCGGCGTGCTGATCGCCTATGAGATCCGGGTGAGGGGCTGATGGCGCGCTTCGAGACCTTCGCCCGCGACATCAAGTTCGCGACGGCTGGCATGGAACCGGCGGCGATTAGCTCGGCGCTGGCGGCATTCGCGAAACAGGAGCTTGCCGGCGTCATAGCGCGGGGCGAGGGAACGCAGATCTACGATCGGTTCGTCAACGGGCACGCCGGCGCGCCGGAAGAGAGCGTCCAGGCGCCTGGGCCGATCCTCTATGTCTTCTCTTGGTGGCAGCCCATCATCGCCTTCGCGCTGAACGAACTCGAGCGCCGGTCGCCGCGGAAGTCGGGACGATATGCCAATTCGTTCGTCGTGTTCGTGAATGGCCGCCGGGCACATCGTGGCGAGGAAATCCCGCCCAATGCGGAGGTGGTGATCACGAACACCCAGCCGTATGCGCGCAAGGTCCAGGTCGGCGCGATGAAGATGAACGTGCCGCCATTCCTCTTCGACTATGCCGGCTCCGCCGTGGTTCGCCGGTTCGGCGCGACGCTGATCAGCGTGCAGCTGAAATTCCTTCAGCTGCGCGGCGGCTACATCCTGAAACGGAGCCAGGGCAACCGGGCCGATCGTCAGGCTGGCATGCCGTTGACCTATCCCTCGCTCATCCTGAACATGAAGCAGTGACCGATGGCGGACGACGTCGTCTATCAGGCCATCCGCGACGCCTTGATCGCCGGATGGACGGTGACGCAGATCGCCTTTGAGAATGAGGACTTCCAGAAGCCGAGCCCGCCGGCGCCATGGATCATGCTCGAGGTGACGGGCAGCTTCTATGGCCAGCAGTCGATCGGCGATCCGGCCGATAATCGCTGGGATGCGGACGGCGTGCTCTGGCTGCATGTCTTCGTGCCGGTCGGAACGGGATCTTCGACGGCCCGCGGCTACGCCAAGACCCTGGCGGACCTGTTCCGGGGGCGGCAGCTGCTGAACGAAACGCTGGAATTTCTCGACGCCTCAATCGGCTTAGGCGAGCCCGGCGACGATTCCGGTAACTGGTGGCGGCTTTCGGTGTCGATCGATTGGCGCCGCCTGGACGCGTGATGGAGCACCACGATGCAGGTCCTGAAACCCTTCAATACCCATAACCGTCGCTTCAAGGCGGGCGACCCGGTCAACCCGGGCGACGACTTCTCGCCCCATAGCTTCGAACACCTGTCGGACCATCGGTTCGTCGGCGACCCCGACACCCGTCCGACGAAAGCCAAGAGCAAGCCGGTGAGCGCCGAAGCCGACGCCGCCTAAACGACCCTTCACGCCGTCCTGATGCCCGCCTGGCCTTGCCATGGCGGGCTTTTTCTTGGAGCCCGCCATGACCTCGTCGAACCGCCTGCAACTGTGCATCGTCCGCGAGACCGCCCGCGGGACGCCGCCGGTCTCGCCCCGCATGCGCAAGATGCGGATCCGGAGCGAAACGCTCGCCTACCGCCCGGAATTCGCCGATTCCGAGGAGCTCCGCGCCGATCGCATGAGCAGCGATCCCGCGATGATCATGAAGTCCAGCGCCGGCGGCGTGGCCTTCGAGCTGTCCTATCCGGTCGACGCTTCTCCGCTCTCCGAGATCATCGCGAACGCGATGCTCAACGACTGGGCGAACACGCCGGTACGGGACAATGACGGCACCGCTGACAGCGCCATCACCGGGGTGACGGCCTCTACCGGCGTCATCACTGTCGCCGCCGGCGCCGCCTTCGCGGTCGGGCACCTGGTGCGCCTGAGCGGCTTCGGCGTCGCCGCCAACAACGGTGTCTTCCGCATCACTACCGGCTCCGCCACGGTGCCAGCGGTCGGCGCGGCGCTGCTCGCCGATGAGGCGGCGCCGGCGGCAGCGGCCCGCATGAAGGTGGTCGGTTTCGCCGGCGCCGCCGGCGACATCACCGCCACCGCCACGGGGCTCGCATCGACCGCGCTCGATTTCACCACGCTCGGCCTCTCCGTGGGACGTTGGATTAAGATCGGCGGCACGGCCGCGGGAGACCGCTTCGCGACGGCGGTGCTGAACGGTTGGGCACGCATCATCGCGATCTCGGCCAACGCCCTTACACTCGATAACCTGCCCGCCGGCTGGGCGATCGACGCCGGCGCCGGCAAGACCCTAAAGGTGTTCGTCGGCGACCAGGTCAAAAACGGCGTGACGCGCATCGCCCACACGATCGAGAAGGGCTTTCTCGGTCAGGCGGTGCCGGCCTATATCTGCTCGTACGGCCTCCACGCCAACGAGTTCGGCATCTCGATGACGAACCGGCAGATCATCACGGGATCCGTCACGTTCGTCGGCATGGGCGGTGCGTTGAACAGCGCCCCGCTCGATGCCAGCCCGGACGCAGAGACCGACGCGGCCGTCATGGCCTCGCACGTCAATGTCGGGCGGATCGCGGAAGGCGGGGCGCTGGTCGCGGCGCCGAACTGGGCTCGCTCGCTCAGCTACACGATCAACAACAACTATGGCGCCGTCGAAGACCTCCAGGCGGATGCGCCGGTCGACGCACGCGATGGCGAGGCGACGGTCACCGGCACCGCGGAATTCTATTTTGGCAGCGATCTGCTGCTGCAGAAGTTCTTCGCCGGCACCCCGACCTCGATCAACTCCATCGTTCGTAAGAACGGCCAGGCTTTGATCACGACCCTTCCGCGGGTGACGTACAATGGCAACGGCACGCCGCAGGCCGGCGGCAAGAACCAGGACGTCATGCAGTCCTTCGAGTTCAAGGCGTCGAAGGACACCCTCACGCAAGCCCACATCCTCATGGACCGCCTCGAATATTTCGAAGCGTGATCCTCTCTTTACGTTAGGAGCCCTCTATGCCTGTCGTCCTGTCGAGCCTGAAGGTCGATGTCGCGCTGGAAACGTCCGGCGAATGGATCGACGCGCCGGAACTCCCCGGCGTCGCCTTTCACGTGCGCTCGCTCAACTATCCACCCTATACCGCCGCGCGCGACATCGAGCTGCGCAAGCTGGCTGCCATCCACGGCAATCAGCCCATCCCGCGCGACGCGCGCGCCGCCGTCTTCGGCCGTCTCTATGCCGAGCACATTCTGTTGGACTGGCGCGGCTTTGACGTCCAGTGGTCGCAGGAAGCGGCCGTCGCGGCGCTGACGGATCCCGAGCACCGGCCGCTGGTGCAGATGGTGGAGAACGCGGCCGCTCAGGTCGGCACTCCCAAGGTGCAGTTTACCGGAGATCAGGAAAAAAACTGATCGAGGCCTTCCGCTATGAGATTTCGCGGAAGGCGGATGACGACTGGCTGCAGGATCTTGCCGGTGAAGAGCCGGACGCGGCCCATGTGGCGGTGGTTGCCCAGCGGCCGGCGGATGCCGAATGGCCGGAATGGGCCAATCTCTGGCGCCGCGCCTGGGATCAGCTGAGGTTCGATCGCTCCTATGGGGCCTTTGGCGGTGAGACGCCAATCTCCTTTTTGGCAATCGACGCGTTCGCGCAGCGCAGCGGCGTGCCGGCTGAAGAGTTCGATGACTTCCATCGGCTGCTCCGAGCCATGGACGACGTCTGGCTGGTCCACATCGGCGAAAAGCTGAAGGCGGCGAGCCGGAAGCGGGAATAGCCAACCTCCGGGAATAGACCCAATGACCGTGCAGCTTTCCAGCCTTCGCGTAGCGGCGGAGGTCGATGCCTCCGCCTATCTGCGCGGCATGGCTGACAAGGTTGCGGCCGATCGTGCCGGTGCCCAGTCGAGCGCCGACGTCGGCAAGGCCATCCAGCAGACCGATCTCAAGCTGGGCGACTCCGCCAGCCTGCTGTCTCGGCTCTCCCGTCAATATGTCGATGGCGCCGGCTCGGCCCAGCGCTTCGAAAAGGCGATCCGCGATCTCGGGCGGGGCGTGGAGACCGGCAACATCACCGCGGCACAGGCCACCACCATCTATGACGGCCTGTACCGAAAATTCGGACTCACCGCGAACGCCGCCGACATCGCCGCCAAGGGGCAGATCGGCCTCGCCAGTGCTATCGATGCCACCAACAAGCGGATCGCTGAACAGTCGACGGAACTGCAGCGCGCCAATGCGCTCCAGCAGGCAACGGCCCGCCTGTCGACGATGGGGGCGGCGACGGCGGCGCAGTCGGCGCGCATCAGCGCCAATGAGCGCGCAAGCGCCCAGTTACGCGGCATGGGAGCGGCGTCCGCAGCGCGGCCGTCTTCACCCGGCGCGTCGCCTACGGCTCAGCTTCAGCCCTGGCAGCGGGCGCAGCTCTACCAGCAGATCGGCGGAGACGTCATTCCGGGCCTGCTGACCGGGCAATCGGCCTATATGGTCCTGCTGCAGCAGGGTCCGCAGATCGCCCAGATCTATGGCGGCGTCGGCAATACCTTGCGTGCGGTTGCCGCAGCGATCACACCCGTGCGTCTCGGCATGGCCGGCGCAGCGACCACGGTCATTGCCGGCGGCATGGCATTGGATGACTACCTGCAGTCCACCAAGGAGGTGCAGATTGCCAGCGTTGGCCTAGGCCGTGCGCTCGGCGCTGCACCCGCCCAGCTTGAGCGCATCGCCACGACGGCAGCGGCCACGGGGGAGATTTCGGTTCGTGAGGCGCGCTCGATGGAGGCGGCGTTCCTGCGGACCGGTCGGGTCGGCGTGTCCAATTTCGAAGGCCTGATCGGCATCTCGAAAGATTTCGCCGCGACTGTGGGTACGGACCTGTCTGGCGCCCAGTCGCAGCTCGCCAAGCTCTTTGCCGATCCGTCGTCAGGCGCGGCACAGCTTCAACAGATCGGTCTTCTGGATGGGGCGACGGCACGCCTGGTGCAGCGATTGGCGCAACAGAACCGGCTTTCCGAAGCCCAGTCCACCATGCTCAATGCTATCAAGCCTCGCCTTGTCGACGCCGCCGAGGCGACGACGGCATGGGGCCGGGCATGGGATTATCTCAGCCGGTCGGCCTCAAACGCGTGGGACAGCATCGGCAAGGGTATCGACAGCGCGCTTGGCGGCAGCAGCGATACGCTCGAAAGCCGGCTTTCCGACGCGCAGCAGCGGTTGCAGGCGGTCTATACCCGCGCCCGCCGTCTTGGCGTGCAGAACCCCGCCGGCGCGGACGTCATTCGGGCCGAAATCGACGATATCAACGAGCAGATGCGCCGGCGCTCGGCGCAGAATAGCCGTCGCGTCGATGATGCGTCTCTGGATCGAGCGGGGACGTTGGCGATCGACGTCGCGGCGAACTCGAGTGCAAACGACACCGCCCGCCGTCGCCTTCAGCTTCAGCAGGACATTGCCAGCCTTCGGGCCGGCCAGTCGGCAACCGGGCAGACGGCGGAGCAACAGGAGCAGATCGCCCGCGCCATTGAGGCGAAGACGCGCGCCCTCGACGGCCTCAACCGGGCGCAGGATATTCAGAACCAGCTGGTGCAGATCGATGCGCAGATCAGCGCCGCGCGGGATCCGGTCACGCGCGCCAACCTGATCCGCCAGCGCGAGGCGACGGCTCTTCTGATGGAAGAAGTCGACGCGACCAAGGCCGCCGAAGCCGCCGACCGGGCGCGCACTCGCGCGCTGGAGGAGGGGCTCGCCAGCTACGAACAGCGGATCGCCGATCTGAAAGAGGAAACCGAGGCCCGTCGCCGGGTCAACGATGCCGTGGCGTCGGGAGCCGTGTCGCTCGGCGACGCCAACAGGCAAATGCAGTTCGAAGCGCAGATCCGGCCGCTTGTGGTCGCCGCGATGAAAGCCGAAGGGGCGGAGCGGGCCCGGCTGCTGGATCTCATCAATCAGTCCCGCGAGGCGTACGCCGCGGCCGCCAGTCAGGAAAGCCGCTCGGCCGCCCTGTCGATCCAGCGCGATCAGAACGACCGGCTCGATCAGCTTCGCCTCGAAATCTCGCTGGTGGGGCAGACCGAAGAGGTGCGGGCGCGGCGCCTCGCCCAACTGGAAGCCGAGCAGCGGATAACCGCCGCCGGCGTCGGGCAGAATTCGCGGGAGGCGGCGGAGATCCGCGCGAAGGCCGCGGCGATAGCTGATCTCACTGTGGTGCAGGCCCGCGCGCAGGATGCCTGGGATCGCTATCGCGAGGCGGGAGAGAGCGCTCTCGACGCGATCGGTGACGCGCTGAACGGGCAGAGCGTCGAATGGAGCAACGTCCTTCAGTCGATCTCACGCGAGCTCATTCAGCTCAGTGTCGTCAATCCGTTGAAGAACTCGATTTTCGGCACCAATTACGGCACCCTTGGCGATCTCACGAAGGTGCTCTCGGGATCGAACGACAACGTCCCTTCCGCCGGTCGAGCCGTCGGCGCGATGCAAGTCACCGCCGGAACCGTGATCGTCAACGGGCCGTTCTCCGGTGCACTCGGGAGCGCTGCCGGCCTCTCCGGGGGCGGCGGTATTGGTTCCGATGCCGTCGCTTCCCAGCGCGCCAACACGGCGGCAGTCGGCAGGGGCGGGATCGGCTCGGATTATGCTGCCACCACGGATGTTGCGAAGTACATCGAAAAGGCCGCCGTGGCACGGGGCATCGATCCGAAGGTCGCCCTCGCCGTCGCGAAGTCGGAAGGCGGACTGAATAGTTGGAACCTTCAGTCGCGGGTCATGAAGAACGGCGTCCAAGAGCCGTCCTTTGGTCCCTATCAACTATATATGGGCGGTGGCCTCGGCAACGAATTCCAGAAGCAGACGGGCCTCGATCCTCGTCTTGCCGCGAATGGCCCGGCTGGTGTTGATTTTGCACTCGATCATGCTTCCAAGAATGGGTGGGGAGCGTGGTACGGGGCCAAGAAAGCCGGTATCGGCAATATGGATGGCATCGGGACGGCGGGCGTTGAGCAGCAGGCGCAGACGCTATCTTCCGCGATGGACACTGCAACCCAAGGCGTCAATCAGTTCGGCACCGGGATCGGGGATTTAAGCCGTACTGCGTTCGATGCTTCGGGTGGGCTCACGACGTCGGCTGGCCAGCTCACCCAGGCCTCGCAGACGGTGGCGACCTCCGCGACCAGCTTCACCGGAGGGCTGGCCGGCGCCTTCGGTCAGATCCTCGGCGGGATCGGCCAGATCGGCACCGGATTCATCCAAGGTTTTGGCGGTGTCCTGCAATCGCTGCTCGGCGGCCTCACCGGGGGCGGCGGTTCGCTGCTGTCGGGGATCGCCGGTATCTTCGGCTTCGCCAACGGCGGCGTCATGACAGCGTCCGGGCCCCTGCCGCTTCGCACTTATGCCAATGGCGGCATCGCCAACAGTCCGCAGGTGGCGATCTATGGCGAGGGGCGGCGCCCCGAGGCCTATGTCCCGCTTCCCGACGGCCGGCGGATTCCGGTGGCGCTTTCCGGAGGCATGGCGGGCACGAATGACAACCTGCCGGAGGCGGCGGCTGCCCTGCGCGATGCCGCCGCCAACATTGCCCGCGGCACGATCGGCGGCGGGCGTGGAAAGGTCGAGGTGAACCTGCATGGCGCGCCAGGCGCGCCCCGGGTGGAAGAGAATGTCGACGACCGGGGCAACAGACGGATCGACCTCTTCTTCGATGATCAGAACTCGCGCAATCTGGCGCGGCCCGGCTCCAGGTCGCGTCAGGCGCTGGCCGCGACCACCGGGGTGCTTCGTCGATGACGATCCCGGTTTGGCCGGCCGACCTGCCGCAGAAAATGAGCCGGGAGGGGTTCGGCCGCAGCCTGGCCAGCGGGCGGCGGCTGGGGCGAAAGGATAGTGGGCCGCCGCGTCCTCGGCTTCGGTATTCGCAATCCGCCAAGCCGGTGACGGGGGCGTTCGATCTGTCGGCGCGTCAGTCGATCCGGTTCGAGCGCTTTTGGTTCGAACAGATAGCGGAAGGCGCGATTCCGTTCTTCTTTCCGAACCAGATGACCGACGGCCTGCCGCTGCTCATGCCCGACGGCACACCGATACTCACGGCGGACGGGCGGCCATTGCTCACGCGCGCGTGGTGGCTGGTCCTCATAGATGAGGCCGACCCGAGCGCAAGCGCCCTTGGTGGCGCGTGGTTCCGCTGGACCCTGTCCCTATTGGTGATGCCCTGATGCCGCGCATCCTCTCGCTAAACATCCGGCAGGCGATGGAGGCCGACAGTACCGATCAGGTGCCGGTGGTGCTGGTGAAGATCACGCATCCCGACGCGGACGGACCGATCTACCTGTCGACCGATCCTACGGAGCGCCTCAGCCTCGAGCCGCTGCGCTATGGCACCCGCAGCCAGGGCCAGGAATGGGAATTCGTGCCCATGGCGGCCCGGTTGCCGGACGAGACGGAGGAGGGGGTGTCCACGCAACTGATCCTCGAGAACCTCGGCGCCGGCATGGTCGCGGCGATGATGATGTCGACCGAGCCAGGCCAGATCGATTTTCAGCTCGTGCTGGCGTCCTCGCCGGAGCTGATCGAGGAAGAGTATCTCGGCTTGTTTGCTTTCGCCGCCCAAGCTGACCTCGATCAGATTGAAATCTCCATCGCCAGGGAGAGCGAGGAGATGGAGCCATGTCCCGCCGATCGCATGACCGCGTCGCAATTCCCGGGGCTGTTCCGATGAGCTGGTCGAACGCCTTCATTGGCATTCCATGGGTTCGGCTGGGCCGCGCCCGCGCCGGCATCGACTGCTGGGGCGTCGTGGTCATGACCTATCGTGACGTGCTCGGCATCGAGCTCCCCGACTATCTGGACGTTCCCGTGGAGACGGCGGAGATGGCGCGCCAGGTCGATGCCATCGCCGCCGGCGATCCCTGGCACGCGGTCGCTGAACCGCGCGAATTTGACGTCGCGGTGTTCCGGATGGGCGCGATCCTCCGCCATGTTGGCGTCGTCGCCGGACCCGGGCTGATGCTGCATGTGACCGAAGGCGGGACCTCCTGCATCGCCTCGATCGACGCACCACGGTGGCGGCCGCGGTTGATCGGCTATTGCCGGCACGAAACCCTGATGGGCGCGCGATGACGGCCACATCGATCGACGTTCTCGCCATGCCGGTGATCGATCCTGGCAAGGGCCGGATCCGGATGACCGTTCCGCACGGCGCGCGGATCTCCGACATCGTCAGCGAAATCCTGCCGCTCTCCAGCGAGGAGGAGCGGCGCGCCGTCATACGGGTGTCGATCGGGGGCCAGCCCATCTATCCCCATTGCTGGCATGCTCGCCCCCGGCCGGGACAGCTGGTCGTTGTTCGCATCGTCCCGGGCAACGCGCTGAAGTCGATCCTCTCGATCGTCGTGACCATCGCCGCGGCTGTGTTCGCCCCGTACCTGGCTCCAGTGCTGGCCAGCACCTTCGGGATCGGCACCGCAGCGGCGACAACCTTGGCGACCGCCGGCCTCATTCTCGGCGGCACCCTGTTGCTCAACGCGCTGATTCCTCAACCCAAGACAGATAGCGGGGAAGGCAACAGCCCGACCTATGATGTGAAGGGCTGGCGCAATGTCGCCAATCCTGATGGCCCGATCCCCGCGGTGCTCGGCAGCCATCGGCAGGCGCCAGTGCACTCGGCGAGTAGCTACACCGAGATTGTCGGCGACGATCAGTACATCGTGGCGCGGATGTGCTTCGGCTACGGTCCGGTCCTCATCGAGAATCTCCGCATCGGCGAGACGGCGATCGAGAATTTCGAAGTGCAGACCGAGATCCGCTCCGGATGGCCCGGTGACGCGGCGATCACGCTGTATCCCAGCCAGGTGCTGGAAGAACAGCTGTCGATCACGCTCGATCGTGACGAACATACTGACACGCCCGAACCTCATATCCGGCGCACCCAATCGGATGTGACCGCCGTTTCCATCGATCTGACGGCTCCAGGCGGGTTGTGCATCTTCGACAACAACGGCAAGCGGAAGTGGTACGACCAATATTTCGAGATCGAGCAGCGGCTCTACGGCACCACCGACTGGATCTGGGTGCAGGGCCTGTCCCTCGGCGGGAACCAGCAACGGGCTGTTCGCAGGACGATCTATTGGACCGTGCCGACGCGCGGGCGCTATGAGGTCCGCGTTCTTCGCGTCACCAAGGTCATCGATGACGGCAAGCGTGTCGATCAAGTGCAATGGACGGCTCTGCGCGGCTACCGTCCCGAGCCGCCCCTCAACTATACCCGCGCCCCGCTGGCCGAGATCGCAATTCGGGTAAAGGCAACCGATGAGCTCAATGGCGTCCTCGATCAGCTGACCGCAGACGTCACGCGCATCTGCCCGGACTGGGATTCCGCCAGTGGCACCTGGATTACGCGGCCGACCCGTAACCCCGCCAGCCTGGCGCGTTGGGTGCTGCAGGGGCCGATGTCGGCGAAGCCCAAGACCGATGACGAGCTCATCCTCTCCGAATTCGAGGACTGGCACGAGTTCTGCGCCGCCAAGGGGCTCAGCTACGACCGGGTTCACGACTATGAGGCCAGCCTTCCGGAAGTCCGCAAGATGGTTGCGGCGGCTGGCCGGGCAAGCCTACGCGATGACGGCCGGCGCATTGGCGTCATCATAGACCGACCGCGCTCCCAGATCGTTGCCGCCATCACCCCGCGCAACGCCCGTAATTTCCGCTGGTCACGGACCTATTTTCGCCCGCCGCACGCCTACCGGTGCTCTTTCAAGGATCGGTCGGACGATGGCTCCGACAAGGAGATGGTGGTTCGGTGGCCCGGCTATGAGGGGCCGATCAGCCTCACCGAGGCGATCGACATGCCGGGCGTCACGGATCCGACGCAGCTATGGAAGGCGCTCCGACGCCGGCAGCTTGAGCTGATCCTTCGTCCCGACACCTATACGGCCGAGCAGGACCTCGACAGTCTGGAATCCGCGCGCGGGGACCTGGTGGTGGTGTCTCACGACGTCATCGACGTCGCGCATGCGTCCGGCCGGGTGCGGCGCGTCGAGGGGGCGCTGGTCGAACTCACCGAGCCGGTCACCATGGAAAGCGGCCGCGACTATGCCATCCGCTTCCGCCGCGCCGACACAACCACTTTCGTACGGCGCATCGCGACGATCAGCGGCGCGACGACGCTCGTTGAGCTCACAGAGGAAGGCTTGGCGCCCGCGGTCGGCGACGCCTTCATGTTCGGCACGCTTGGGCACGAGAGCCGCGAGGTCATCGTCAATCGCATCGAGCGCGCCGATGATTTTGCCGGCACGCTCTATCTCATTCCCCACGCGCCGGAGATCGATAGCATCCTCGATGCCACTGTGGTGCCGCCTTGGGATGGACGGGTCGGCGCGCCGGTGCCACCGGACACGACGCCGCCGCTGGCGCCGGACTTCGAGGTCGCCTCGGGAGAGGCCGTGTCGGACGATACCGGCACCTTGCGCGTTGTCATCACCTTGCGCCGATCCGCCGGCACCGGCGTGGAACTCGCCAGCTTCAACGTCTATCACCGCCTGGTCGGGGCCGGATCGTGGACGTCCACTTCGACCGACATCTCCTCCTCCATCGTGGTGCTGACGGGCTACGCGAGCGGCGACGAGATCGAGATTGAAGCCGAAGCGGTGTCCCGGGCCGGTGTCACAGGTGCCAGGAGTGCGCCGCGCACCCATGTTGTCGGCGCCACCGATCCTGAAGTGCCCGGCATCACTGCCTTCGATGCCGTCGCGCTTGCCTCCGGCCAACGTCGCTTCAGCTGGACAATCGCGCCGCACGATGATGACGGCACCTATGCGAGCCTGATCACGGCCCGGATCCGCTACGGCATCGGCTCGGTAGGCAGCTGGGCAGCGCTTGCTCCACTGCACACGGGCGTGCTCGCCTCATCTCCCTGGAATAGCTGGGATCCAGATGAGGCGGGGGCCTACACCTTCGGCATCGTCGCCGTCGATTCCGATGGCCGGGAATCCACTCCCGTACTGATCGAACGGACCTTCTCGGCGCTGCCCGTTCCCGTCGCTCCGACGATGAACGCTCCGGCCGTCGTGGGTGCGGATGTGCAGCTGACCGGGCGCACCCCCAACGATACCGCGGTGGCCGCGGCCCGCTTCTGGCGCGCAGCCGCCGGCGCCGACTTCGAAGATGCCGTCGACATCTCCGGCCCGCTCTATTTCGGGGCGAATGCGGACGTCCCGTTCGTCGACCTCGCGCCCGCTTCCGGCTCCTACGACTACTGGATGACCGTCGAGAACACGGCTGGATCGCCTTCTGATCCGGCCGGCCCCGAGAGCGCGACGGTTCCCTAGGCTTCCCTGACAACATCGAAGGACGTCCAATGGACAAGGGACAACCCACCGACGAACTGTCGGCGGTGCCGCTCGTCGACGCTCTCGTGGGTAATCGGACAGAGGGCAGCGTTACCAACACCGTGCAGATAGCGCTTCCTTCGCTTATCGCCCAGCTGATGGCGTCGGGGCAATTGCACGATGAACTTGAGGCGCTTCAGGCCGCGACGGGCGATCCGGAGGCGATCGCAGATATCCTTGATGGTTTGGCGGCCACCGAGGCCGCTGCGGCGGAGGCCACGAGCGCCGCCGCAGCGGCCACCTCGACCGCTGCCGGCGCCGCCGACACAGCAGATAGCGCTGCTGCTGCTGTAACCGCCTTGCAGGGCCTCACAATAACCGGCGATGGCCTCGCCGCTGGCGGCGGCCCGCTCGAAGATAACCTCACGATCACGGTGCCGGCTGCCACCAATCCCGAAGCTGTGGCCGGCACGGCGACCGACAAGGCGATGACGCCGGCCGCCGACAAGGCGGCGCTGGATGCGCGGGCGCCCATCACGGACGATGCCGACCTGTTTGCCGCCGTTGGCCCCGACGGCAAGAGCGGGTTCGCGGTCACCCGATCGGGCAAGATCCTGAACAAGCATATTCGGGAGATCGAGAGCAAGGCGGAGGCGGGAGCACAGGCCGGGCTCTCGGTGAAGGTCGTTCCCTCTGCGGATCTGCTCGCCCTTGTGGGGCCGGACGGCAAAAGCGGCTTCGCCGTCACCCGGTCGGGCAGGATCCTCTGCAAGGAGATCGACAATATCTACAGCTCGATTGCCGGCGTAGCGCGGAATGCGGGTCTCACGACGGTCTTTCGGCAGTTCTTCACCGGCACCTCAACCCCCGCGGGCTGGTCCGTCACCGGCTGGACGGTTTCGAACGGGCTGGTGTCGCCGCCCACGGGAGACTGGGCGACCCTGGCGATGTTCGACACCTTCTCCGCCCTCGGCCGCAAGCGGATCGTCGCGCATATCCGGCTCGATGATCCGACCTCCAAGGTCGCCGTCGTCACCTATCCCATGGATGGCGGCTCCTACACGCTCGGGACCGTCGTCACCGTAGATGCCTCCCTTGGCGCATCGAGTGCCGTGCTGCTGATGCAGCCGTGGAACGGATCCGGCGCGCCGACCGGCGGCAAGTCCGTCGCCATCCCGTTCACCCTGGTCGCCGGCCGCGATTATGTCGTCGACCTCGAGAAGCTCGGCGGCGTGAACATCGCCCGCTTCACCGACACGATCACCGGCAAGGTCGTCGCCCTCTCCGGCGAGCAGGATGATGCGGACGGCGCCGGCCGCCAGTGGGGAAAGCCCGGCCTGGCCTTCCTGTCCGGCAACGTGTTCGTCCGCCTCGTCGAATTCTATGCCGGCGTGCAGCAAAAGCCGTTCTGCCTGCTGTTCGGCGACAGCAACGGCGAAGGGTTCGGCGGCGTTCCCGACTGGCGCTATGGCTGGGCACACCAGGTCGAGGCCCTTCGGGGGCGCGGCGACATGCTCAATGTCTGCCGCAGCGGCGACACGTCCGGCGGGATGCTCGCTCGCATGCCTGTCGATCTCGACATCTTCAATCCGCAGTTCGTCGTGCTCGGCCAGGGCACCAACGATACCGACACGGCGACGTGGCAGACCAACACGGCGGCGGCGATCGCCAAGGTGCTGGCGCGCGGCGCAACGCCGATCCTGCAGACGCTGGCGCCGCGCACCGGCGCGACAGCCAAGAACACGACCATCAACGGATGGATCCGGAGCCGGTATTTCGGTGACTACCCCTATGTCGATGTGGCGCGGGCGCTGTCGCTCGGCGGCGACGATGGGGCCTGGAACTCCGCTTACAACAACGGCGACGGCGTCCACGCGAACCCCGCCGGCCTGGAGCGGTGGGCCGAGCAATACGGCATCGACGTCCCCTGGCTTTTCTAAGGAGAGACCATAATGACGATCCTGCTCATCTCCGACATCAATTTCGATGCCGAGGCTGTCGTAGCGAAATACCCCTGGCCTTTCGTGGGTGCGATACTGGATTTCGATTATGCCAATGAGAGGTTCTACTACAACGGAACCGTCTATGATGCGCTCGCCGACATGGTGACGGCGGGGTTCTATACCGAGAACCCGAGCGGAGATTCCATCGCTCTTCCGAGCTCAATCACGACGTGCTCGCTCTTCTTCGAAGGTGTTGCCGCCGGCACGACGCCGAGCGGCGCGGCGCAATGGGCCTTGTCGCTCGATGACGGGGAAGATGGCGATCTGCTCGACAATGCCATCTGGATCGACCGCACCCAGATTTCGCCGGCCGGGCGCGGCGAGATCGGTTGCTACCGTGGCGGTGCGATCCAGACCGGCGACGAAATGCGCTCGCTGGCCGTGCTGCCGAACAGCACCCACCTCAGCATCGCGGCGCGGTTTGCGACGTCCAACCTGGGCGTCTCCTATAATGGAGCGGCGGTGCGGACCAACGGCACGGCACTCCTGCCGACCTCGCTCACGCGCGTGACGGTGAAGAACCGGGGCATCGATTATGCCCGCCCCTGGGGCGGTACCGCCACGCGCGTGGCGGTGATCGCGGCGGCGGTTTCGGATGCCGAACTGATCGCCATGGCGACGCCGTAGCGATCACGCGGTTGTCTAGCCTTCCGCCGTGCGGCGATTGGGCGCCTCGGCGAGCTGCGATGCGTCGATCAGGCTTTCCTTGATGCCGTTGAGGGCGGTGAAGACGGCCTCAAGCAGCGCACTGCTGAATGGGTCGAGTTCCCCGAACCCTTCGATGCCAGCTTCCGAAGCCCGCTGCCTCCGCTCCGCCGTTGCGGCGGCTGTCAGCTTGGCGATGGCGGCGTCGATTTCTGCGGCGACTGTTTTCATCGGAGTCGGTTTCCGGCACTGACGATCATGGCGGCGCGCACGGTATGCGAGTGCCCTGTCACAGCGCAACCCAAAAACTTGTTACAAACTGCTGATTGGACGCCGTCGTCGCGCTGCATCTCATCTTCACATCCGCCGCCCGCTGGGCGGCTTTTCCATTTCTGGAGCATGAAATGACCGCCATCCTGCGGCGCGGCAGCAGCGGCCCTGCTGTCCGCGCTCTACAGACGCGCCTTGCCACGCTCGGCCGATATTCTGGCGCGGTCGATGGGGATTTCGGACCGGCCACCGAGGCCGCCGTGGTCGCCTTCCAGAAGGCCGCCGGTCTCTACCCCGACGGCATCGCCGGCGCGAAAACTGAGGCCGCCCTCAAGGTGGCGATGGAGGCGCCGGCAGCTGTCGTCACGCCCGCGCCGCCGCGTCAGAGCATGAGCGCGATCGGCCTTGCCGTGCTGATCAGCCGCGAGGCGCGCAAGCTCACCGCTTATCGCGACACCAAGGGCATCTGGACCATCGGCATCGGCCATACCGCCGCCGCCGGCGCGCCGATCCCCTATGCTGGGCTCACGATCACCGTCGCCGAGGCGGATGCCATCTTCGCCCGCGACATCGTCCAGTATGAGGACGCGGTGCGCGCCGCGATCAAGGTGAACCTGGCCGATCACCAGTTCGATGCGCTCACCTCGGTTTGCTACAACATCGGCACTGGTGCCTTCGCGGGTGCGACCTTCGTGAAGCGGATCAATGCCGGCGAGAGCCCGGCGCGGATCCGCGCCGCCATCCTGATGTGGCGCAAGCCGGCCGAAATCATCTCCCGCCGCACCGGCGAGGCCGACCAGTTCGTCACGCCCTACAGCATCAGCCTGCCCAAGGCCCGGTCGACCGACGCCCGGCCGATCAGCCTCGCCGCCTGACTTCCCGCCAAAAGGACATCCTCACATGAGCACGACCACGAAGGCCGCGGCGCAAGCCGTGCTGGCCTCGATCACGCCTGCCATCGCCACGGCGACGCACCAGGCCATAGCCAACACCGCCTCAGGGCTCGGCGGCGCCGACGCCAGCGTCATCGCCACGGAGGTGGCGAAGGAAACGGCGGCCGTCGTCATCAACCAGACGAATAATGAGCCCTGGTATCAGAGCCGCGTGACGCTCGGTGCCATACTCGCCGCGCTCGCCGGCATCCTCGGGCTCTTCGGCTGGGCTTTCCCCGCCGAAGTGCAGGGCAAGGTGATCGACCTGATCGTTGCGCTCGGCCCAGTGATCGGCGCTGCCCTGGCGCTCTATGGCCGCTGGGCCGCCCGCAAGCCGCTCGGTTCCTGACGATCGTTCCCCGCTGCGCATGAGGTGCCCGTGATGCCCAACTCGGAAAGGGGGGCGGCAATGGATCAAGACAGCCGGCAGTCCTTCGACGTTCTCGATACCCGCCTGCGCACCACCGAGCGCGGGCTTGCCGACGTACAGTCGACCATGCGGGATGGCTTTGCCGAACTCACCCGGCAGATCGGTGCGCAATACACCAAGTTCGAACAGGCAATGTCGGCCCAGGGGGCGCGGTTCGAACAGCAGATCTCGGCGCAGAACGCGCTGATCGAGAAGCGGAGCGAGCCGAAGCTCCAGATCTATGCGATCATCATCCCGATGATCCTCGGCGCCGCGACCTTCGTCTGGGCGATCCTCCAGACGCAGATTTCCTCCAAGCTCAATCAGGAGACCTTCGCCATCGCGACCGAGCGTGCGAGGGAAACGCGAGCGACGCAGGAAAAGGCAATGGAGGTGCTGGCGGCGCGGCAGGAAAAGGACATCGACGCCATCGTGGCCAAGATGGTGCCATTCGAGGTGCACAAGATCCAGTGGGATGCGCAGGCCGCCCAGAATGCCAGCCTCCAGCGCCAGGTCGACGAGTTGAAACGCAGCTCGGCCGACACCTATTCGGCGCGCGACGTGATCCTGCGTCTTGAGAGCCGCCAGCGTGAGCTCGAGGACTTGGTGTTGAGGGGGCGGATCGGTGCCGCTTCCCCCTGAGGCCCGCATCCTGCGTGTGCCTGGCGCCGACCACGCGGTGTTCGACCTACCCACCTGCCGACTGATAGTGAAGCGGGGGCACAACGACGCGCATGGCGACCCGGAAGAACTGCGCCGGTTCGCATGGGCCGTCCTTGCCGCCTGCCATCGGGTGGAAGGCGATCCGCCCGACTGGTGGCCGGTCGGCTTCCTCGACGTGCTTGCGGCGGAAGGGATCTAGCTATCACGTTGTTGTGGAACCTCGAGCGAGGCGACGAGGCGGTTGGCCTGCCATATCTCCATGCGCAGTTGCTGCTGCGATGAGCGCGCGCGCTGGACGGCAGCCAAATCGTCTGGGGCTTCGATCTCCGTAGTCGAGGCGATCATCCCCTCGGGAGCGAATTCGTAGATCCGATACCGGTACACGGCACAGCTCGCGTCAGGAGTTGAGGCTGGCCGCACAACGGCTTCAGAGCCTGGCCGTTCCACCCAGCAACCTTTCGCCATATGCCGCATTGAATCGACCATGCGGAAGCACATGCAGCCCGTCAGCGTCTGGGAAAGTGATGCGGTGAAGCGGACCTTCACCGACGTCGAGGGCGCGGCGCGCTTCCTGCTGGAGCGCTGGCCGACACGGATCGATACGGATCTTCATCGAGCTGCCCGTCAGGCTGCGCTCGAGGCGATGAACGGCGTCATCTTCGTCGCGGACTTCCGGGCCGCCTTCGTCGCCGCGGCCGAAGAAGCCGGGATTCTTGCCTAGCTAGCGATTCCGGACTTTGTTGCACTTTTTGCACGGGATCCCGCGTACAAGCTCGGTGAGCGTGAGCGTGCCAGTTATTTTGTCGCACAGCCCACACCGTGGGCATTTGAATTCAGCGAATTCCACGCGCGGCTTTGCGCCGATTGCCGGCGCGCTGTCCCCTGCGGGCGGCACGGCTCGCATCATCACCCTGCGCTTTTGATTGGTGTTCGGCGTGCCATGTGGTGTCGACATCGTCTCGCTCCAGCAGAACTGGATACCGATGTCCGGCTGGACTGCACGATCGATGCCATTTCGCGTTATTCCAGATTGTCCAGCGTCTCCAGACGTCATTCATAGCGGTTGCCGAGGCGGCGGGCGTCCTCGCGTAGATCTGGCGCGCCGGCGGCACGTCTCATGTATTCTGGCGGTTAATGGAGCTCGGAGATTGACGCGGCGATATCCGCTTCACCCCATCGCCATGAGGGCCGACGATAGCCCGGTATTCCTCGGTCAGCTTAGCGATTTCCTCGACGGTGAAAGGCCACACCCCGATCACCGTCACGCTGTCGCGCGTCTCATTCGCGACGACGGGCCACAACCGGTCGACCATCGACGAAATGTCTTCCTGCGGCACCCCGGCCGAAACGAGGTCGAGGGCACAGATAGCGCGGGCGGTCTGTTCGAGCCGTTGCATATCCATATCCCCGCTTGGTCAGACCTAGAATTGTAGCTCCGGCCACCGCCATCATTCAAGATCGTCCGGCGTGTCGCCATAGCGCGCGATCACCACGGCCGGCTCGAACTCGCCTTGGCTCGGGTCACCAGTGCGCGAGAAAGCCACTGCGCCAGCGTTTCGCCGAGACAGAACGAGCGCTTTTGAGGCCGCCGAGGTGGCACTCTGCGCTTCGATCGGCTCCAGGGCGATCAATTCGCCGTCCTCGCCGCGCACGAACGGCAGCACCACGAAATAGGTGACAGCGGCCATCGGCCATCCCCTCCATCGGAATGACGAACTCTACCACCGTTGCGGGACGTAGCGGTGACGAGGCCCGGGTTTCCCCGGCGCGGGGCATAGTTTGGCGACCTGACCCGCGAGCGATGCACGAACATGACCGCCGCCCCGTCCTGCGCTCTGTCGAGCGGGATAGGCGTGCAGCATGTGGACCTAAGATCAGGTGAACGACTTCCGATGCCGATGTGGCGCGCTCCTGTTCCGAGCCGTCGCAATTCGAGACACCCTCGAAATCAAGTGCCGTCGATGCGGCACCGTCATCACCATGAGGCCGACCGAGCCCCCACCAGAGCGCCGAGAGCGTCCTTCTGGAGACTGCTCATGTCGTTCCGATCCGAACTGATCGGCAATTCAACCATCCATCTTGGCGATGCCCTTGAGGTGCTGCCGACGCTGCAGGGCGGCTTTGCGGCGGTTCTATGCGACCCGCCTTATTGCTCCGGGGGAACGACGGCTCCCGAGCGCCTCCGGCTCACCAGTGCCAAGTATCAGTCGTCCGAACATCGGGGCCTCTATCCCGAGTTCGCCGGCGACACGCGCGACCAACGATCCTTCCTCGCTTGGTCAACGCTCTGGCTCTCTCGCGCTCGCGCCCTGACGGCGCCGGGAGGTCTCGTCGGGGTGTTCACAGACTGGCGGCAACTGCCGGTCACCAGCGACGCGCTGCAGTGCGCGGGCTGGGTTTGGCGCGGCGTCGTCCCATGGGACAAGACTGAAGCCAGCCGGCCCCAGCAGGGTCGCTACCGGGTGCAGGCCGAGTATGTCGTCTGGGGGACGAACGGCCCGCGCGCGCTGGCCGGCCCGACGGCGCCCGGCGTCTTCCGAATGCCCAAGCCAAACAAGAAGCACCACATCGCCGGTAAGCCGGTGGAACTGATGGAGGGCCTGCTACGCATCGTTGACGGTCCGGTCCTCGACCCGTTCATGGGTTCCGGCACGGTGGGGCTGGCCTGCCAAGCGCGCGGCCTTCCCTATGTCGGCATAGAATGTGAGCCGGCCTATTTCGAGATAGCGCGCCAGCGGCTCGCCGCTTAGCTCTTGGTTGGGTTCATGGTGCCCCGCCCGCTCTCTTCGGAGAGCGGGCGGGGCCTTTTTCGCTTTTGGCGCAACCTCTGCCGCGGCATCTCGTTGTTGCGGCATGTACATGCCGATGCAACCCGTCTCCCTCTGGGAGACCGACAGCACAAAGCGCACCCTCGCGGATGTCGAGGGAGCGGCGCGATTCCTGCTGGAACGGTGGCCCGAGGGTTTCGAAGAAAGCGCGCAGCATCGGGCGGCGCGGCAGGCGGCACTTGACGCGCTGAACGGCCACGTGCCGGTTGCGGCCTTCCGACTGGCTTTGATCGCCGCCGCGGGAGAGGCAGGCCTGCTTGCCGACCCTCCGGCGCAGGGGGTGCGTCTCGGCTAGGCGTGTAGCGCCTTCACAATCTTCTCAATGTCATTGTAACCCGCCATGATGACGGTCCCGCCCTCTACCGCAATGTATTCGGCGCGGAAGGCTATCCTGACGGCGTCCACCTTCTTCTTCACAGCGTCCCTAGGCTGAGGGATGAATGCCGACCAGTTTGACCACGTCTGCATGCTCTCCGGCGGGTGATCCGGCGACATGACCCATTTGTCGCCATCCTTGGCGAAGCGGCGGAGTTCGAGATCATAGGATTCCATGGCGCGCTTCATGGGCGATTCGTGCCCCCGGTTCCAGCCGACTGGGACGTTCCGCCATAGGCCTCGCCGTTCTTCGTTTTCCCCCCGCCGCTAGACCAGATGCCGATATCCTTGCCGCCACATGCGCCGCACATCATGCGGGGACAGAGATCTTTGCGCAGAGTGCTGTGATTGCGGCCAAGCCGCTCGGCCAGCATCGACAAATCCAACTCCACCATGCGACGGCATTTTGGGTTGTAGCATTGAGCCCAAAGGCTAAAGCCCCCATCCAGCTGCGCGCCGATTGTCGACGCATTGATGAAGGTGCGTCGCGTCACCATCCGGCGCCTCGAAGACCTGCTCGCTGTGGTGAGGCCGGCGGATGATAAAACAGGGTCACCCTTGAAGAGCCGCAGCGGATGCAGCGGACGCGCTCCGGCAGCAGCGCCAGAGGGAAATCGCGCCCCCTGGTCACCGCCAGCGATTTGATATCCAGTTCCGAGGACCACTCGCATCGGCGGTCATATTTGCTCGGGCGCTGTGGATCGACGCATCGCGCCGTCACGCCCCATCCAGCCCGATATGCTTCGCCAAGGGTCTCGACCATGGAGAACAGAAAGAGAACAACAGTGGTCGAGAGTCAATCCAGATGCCGGCACCATCAGGCCGCCGCCGGCCGCTCCACGATCACCACGCCATCGTCCGGTAGGGGGCGCTGCAGCGTCTTCGCCTCATCCCACGGCGCGCGCAGCCAGACGTCGCGCTCCTCTGCCGTCGTCAGGATCACCGGCATGGCCTTGGTGTGGACGGAGCCGACGACCGCATTCGGCTCGGTCGTCAGGAAGCCGTAGAGGTCGGTGGTGATCTCGCCCTCCTTTATCTTCCGAACGCCTGTCCACTGCGTCCAGAGCCCGGCGAAGAAGGCTAACGGCTCGTCAGGCGACAGGGCGAACCATGACCACGTATCCGGCCCGCGGGCGCCGGCCGGCGGTTCCGAGAAGCTGGTGAACGGCACCAGGCACCGATGCTCGGGGCCGAGCCAACGCTGCCAGTGGCGGCTGGCGGTATTGCGGATGTTCGTCACGCCCTTGTCGGGCTCCAGGCGCAGCATCTCCTTGAAGTCGACGGCTTGCCCCTTCGCCTCCAGCTTGGCGGCCCGCTTCTTGGTGGCCTCCATTTGCACGACCTGAGACGTCGGCATGCCCCAGCGAGCCAAGACGAGTTCGCGCTGGCCGTCGCCGTCCGTGCGCACGATCGGCGCCGGATAGTCGGGATAGATGCCCGGCTGAGGCGCCAGGTTGCCAGCACCATTGCGCAGCGTGCCGACCAGATCGGTGATCGCCTGCAGGTTCGAATGGTGGCTGTAGAGGTTGCACATGACGGGAAGGTAAGGCCGAAGAGAGGGACGGCCAAGCCTCTTTCATAAAGGCTATTCCCGTCAGGCAGCGCTCACGTCGTCGGCGGCGACCAGGTGAATTTGATCCCGTCCAGCAGGGCTTGGCGGCGCTTCATTTCCGGCCCGTCGCCATAGAGCGGGCGGCCGAACTCGTGGCCCATAAGGTCAGCCTGCATGCGGTCGGATGCGCCGGCGTTCTCGATCCGGAACTGAAAAGTGTGTCGCAGCGAGTAGATGGTGTGGCGCGGCGATTGCCGCAGCTTCAGGGCGGTGATCTGCTTGTTGATGGCAGCCGACGCGGAATCGGCATTGTCGGCATAGCGCGGGAAGCCTTGGGGTGCCTGTCTCAACGCCCACAGCGCCACGCCCACCAGGGGGATGCGCCGAATGGAATATTCGGTCTTCTGCCGGCGATCGTCGCGCTCGGCCACCTCTACATGGGGGATGGCATCGGTGACCCGAATGTCCTGTGCCCGAAGGTTGCAGACCTCCCCAAGGCGCATGCCCGTCTCGATCATCACATAGACGATGAGCCGGGCATCGAGATTGAGGCTGTTCAGGGCGTCGGCCGCGAGAAACCGTTCTTGCACCCAGTCGGGATCGAACATCGGCCGCTTGCGCAGCTTCGTCTTGTTGGTCTCCGGAAGGGACACCTTCTCCCACACCGCATGAAAAGACGTGCGTAGCGCGCCGTCGACGACGGCGAGCATCCCCTTGATGTCGGTGAAGCTGCGGTTGGCGGTGTAAGCCCGCAGGCCTTCCTTCTCGACCTTCGTCATCCACCAGTCGCGGAACTTCAGCACCTCCGTTCTGGAGATGTCGGCCAGCCCGACGTCGCCCAGCTGATCGCGCAGGTAGGAGAGGGCGCGTTTTCGCGATGTCTCGTGTGCCGAAAGCTGGCCAGGCGACATGCCGGCGAGAGCGGCGCGGGCATGAGTGGCGTACAGGCCCCACACCTCGCTGATCCGTGGATTCTGTCGTGGCTCTATGCCGAGTAGAGCGGCGACGGCCGTGGGGTTCTTGGCGGCGTCGCGGGCATCCAGCGTCCGCGCGACGATTTCATCGATCGGCCCGGCGAGCACCGAGGAAAGGGGCTTGTGGAGATAGCCATAGGCCTGAGCCAGCGCGACGCGCTTCTCGTGAAGCTCCCAGCTTTGGACGGAGTTCTTGCCTTCAAGGAAATCCCGCCAAAGCGTTTCGACGCTTTCGTGAACCCGCCGGGCGGTGGCAAGGGCCGTCTGAAGATCCTTGGTCTTCAAGCTGTGGTGGATATGGGTGCGGACGTTCTCGGGATCCTGTGGGATCACGGTCGGAATGCGCCGGTAATATTGATAGACCCCGGTGCGCGGATCGCGCTTCACATAGCGATCGATGCCGCTGCCGCTCAT